GAAAATCCATCTGAAAAAAAACCCAAAGACGATACTCAAGATAAAATTACAGAAGAAAATATAATGGATGCCAAGAACTGGGCAGATCCTGAAGATGATTTAGGTCTAACCAGAGATGATAATCCTGATATTGAAAGAGATCTTACTTAGATTGAAGATCTTACTCCAAAGGAATTAGACGCCAAAATACAAGAAGCAGAATCTACAGATAGTCGTAGTGACAATCCGTAGGCTGGAGATTTCTTTGTTTCTAATGATGGTAAAATGTTTCTTAACGGGGTGGAGATTACAGATGAACAATTAGCCAAAGAAAATTCGTACGATGAGTATGCAAATGATCCAGAACACACATTATCTGAAAAAGCTAATAAACTAGCAAAAGAAGGTGAAAAAGTTCCCGGGTTATCTACATCTGAAACTATACGAAATAATTGGTTAGTTGGTAGAACTTTATTCTATAGACCTGACGCTACACAACCTATGTAGCTTCCATTTAAAGTAAAAGGAGCTAAAAAAATACACAGTGGCAAAGAACTTGGAGAGGCTATGGGTAAACCGGGATTCTTAGATGGTGCTAAATTGTATTTAGTGCCCGGTCCTACGTTCGATAAATCAGAAACATAGTTTGATCCTAATGATCCTAGAACCTATGAGAATGCAGCTGTATATGTTATAATTGACAAAGACGGAGATATATACGCTGCAGCATATAGAAGTCAGAAAAAGGCTACTTTAGATTATCAACGTAGATTGGGGGCTGAAAACATTGGTCCCGGTACTAAAGCTAATGAAGATCTTGAAGTACTAAGGGAACAGAAACAAAAAGTAGTTAGAGCCTATCTGCAGCAATGTCCAAAAGATAAGAACGGAAAATATGTATTACCAGATGAAGCCCTAACCCATGTAGTGCCTACTCAAGTAAATGTATCTAATGGGGTGTTTAATAATCAGAAAGACGGTAACAAGCCTAAATTGAGGAAACTGTCAGAATGTAAGACATTTGAGATTCCTCATAATCCATTAGACATATTCACAGAATGTACATTTGGATATGGAACCGGTGGAATGAGTGATGCAAACCCATACTTTATTAAACATATGGGTAATGATGAAGCACTATATACTAGTGGTGGTTTCTCTGGTAAAATAGTAATAGTACCTAAACCATCTGCCACTCCTAGAGGTAGATATTCTTTGCCTATATATTTGAGTGAAAAGTTCTTTAGAGATGATAAAGTAACTAAACCATCGCAGATAGTATTAAAGAGTCATGATGAAAATGGAAACCCAGCATCAGATAGACACTATACTAATTTTATGGAATATGTTTTAGATCTTATTACAGACGGAGACCCATATGGAGTACTGCCATTGATAGTAAATCAAGGAGCTAAAACTAGATTATCTTCAAAGAAACAAGAAGCTGCTCAATATCTTGCAAAGAAACAATTAGGATTTGATCCAGATACTAACAGATTCTATATAGCATTACCAAATAGTCAAAGAGGTGGTTTGTATTTTAGAACAGAAATACCATTAGAACAAATAAAGACAGAGCCTAATGTCAGAAAGATGGTAATATGGTTTATGATGCAAAACTTTCACTGGAACACTGATAAAAATGTATTAACCAGTTCACTTCCAGAACAGCTTAGAGATTTGGCTATACGTTTGAATCCAAAAAATGATAAGATAGTACTATTCCCCGGAGAACTGGAATTTACGTTACAACAACTAGGTATTTCTAGAGTAGATGGTAAACTTGTGAAAGACAAAATTGCTCCTCCTGCTATGGCTTGGACTATTGATAGTGGCAAGTTACTTACAGATATGGGTGATTACGCATTTAAAGATGGGTTTATATACATAGAAGATATAACTACAGATCAAACTGAAACTGCTGTAAGTGTGTCTACATAGCCTATAAGTAAAAAATCCTCTAAACAAGAGGAAACAAAAGAGGTCAAAGAAAAAGGTACTAAGTTTTTTGGAAAGAAACAACTTAGAGACGTATTGTAGAAATATAGACAACAAGTAGATAGCACTCAAGTTGAAGATTGGGGTATTGAGCAAATAGCAGAATTTGAAGAATATCTTGGCAAACACATTAGTACAAACAAAATAGAAGAAAATGGGAATACTATTACCAAATCTATATTTGAAAAAGGAAGTATAGTACATGTTACTAATAAGCAGTTGGATTATATAACCCAATTCTTTGATGATTCAGATAAGCCTATAGGCGAACCAATGGTAAATTTATCTATGAATTCTAAGTTGGCGATGGACTTATTAGAGAAAGATAGTAATGGATTCTTAAGTTTGTCTGATGAATCTATCCGTAAGATATTCACATACAATGCTACTGAAGAAGTAGAAACTAAGGAAAGCGAAGCAAAACCTGCTACTAAAGTTAATAGAAGAGCTAAAGCTCAAGAATTAGCTAGAACTATAAAACCATCAAATGCAAATGCTCCTAAAGTAGGAAGATTTATGACTTCTGATGAGATAAAAGAATATGCAGATGGCTTGAATCAAAAAGTAGCTACTGACAGTTTCGTATATCTGTATGATTAGGATGGTAAACCTCAAATGTTTATCAGAAGTATGATGGAAAAGCTTTTCCACGAGGTTGGGAGAGAAGTGAACGGACTGTATTCTGTAGAAAGTAATGAAATAGGGCGTGAAGAACAAGATCTTAAAGCTGCTAAGCAATGGTTGATGGATAAACTTGGTCTTGCTGTAGATCAGGTTAGAATATTCAATGGGGTAATGAGATCTGCTTCCAATGGTCCTAGAGTTTATGGTGTTACAAGAATGTCTGTTGGTAATGTAGCTAATATATTATTAGGTAAAGGAGCAGGTTTGGGTATATAGTATCATGAGGCTTGGCATTATATAAATATGCTTGTACATTCTGCTGCTGAAAGATAGATAATATATGAAGATTTCATTAAACATAATCCAGAGTATAAAAACAGAACAGTAAATGAGATAGAAGAAGCTATGGCTGAGGATTTCCGTAATTGGGCTATAGTGGAAAATGCCAAATGGTTTCAATTAGGTTATCGAACAATAAAAGCTTTTAGAGCTATAAAAGGATTTGTGAAATCGTTATTTGGTATATCTAATAATTTGACTACTAATATATATAGAAATATTAATAAAGGTAAGTATAAAGAATATTAGATGAATCAATCTTCTGTTGACGAATTTAATAAAGCTTATACAAAAAAAGGAGTGTATTTCTCAATACCGGGAGTAGATCAAGATAGGTTAAAAGATATGCCCTCCATTATTAATCCAGATGTATTCTATAATGTAGTAGATTCTCTTACCAGTACTTTATTATCTATATTCAACATACGTAAGGCACAAGATATAGATAATTTAAGCTAGAATTTAGATTATCTACCTTCTATAATTGAAAGTAATATGATGGCAGGTATAACTCCAGAAGAGAATGATCAGCTTATAGAAGAAGTATTAGATAATTGGGACATATTCAAACAGTCTTTGGTAGAACAATTAAGTTCTCTTAACATAAAAGCTGTAGAAGTTGAAGAAAAATCCGATTATGATACTGGAGAAAAGAGACCTGATGAGAAATATGATAGAGTATCTTATGAATTTTCTAAGAAACTTAACATGTCCTTCAATGCTAAACTGTTCTTCTATTCTATACCTAAAATGGAATATGATAAATCTAGAAAACTAGTACCAGTAACTGATCCTATTTTTGGTCTTAATATGACAGAATCTTTTGATGTTACTTGGAATAAGATTATGGAGAATTTGTGGGACATTGAAAGATGGGAGGATTTAGAAAGCAGATGTGCTAGATTAGGCAAAGCTGACCCGTTCTTCATATCATTACTTAATTATATAAGTGGTGCTAATAAACCTGACGAGAATACATGTACTCAAATTCTCACTACCATTAAGAGTGCAAAAAATGAAATGACTACTGTACAGTTCTAGGATGCATTTTAGAAAGTAAAAACTAGTGCTGGACTAGAAGAATTTGTAAAAGATATTAAGACTACAGTTAGAGCTAAGTCTGGAGAATGGAGAGTAATTGATTCAGCAGTATTCAGATATCAGAATAAGTATCCTAGGCAATGGGGTAGATTATTTTATGTATCTGGAATGATAGATAAAAGCGATGTAAACAATTTTGTAATAGACTCTGAAAAGTTAAACAACTTAGAGATAAGATTAGAAATAATAGCTGACGAATTGTCTGAAATAGCTCAACCTTTCATAAATAAAAAAATGAAAGGGTCTAATAAATTATCAGAAGATCAGATAAGACAAACTACAGTAAAAGCAAAATAGGATTTTGTAGAGATACTTAATAGTATTGGTATTGATGTAGATACTAAAACTATAGATTATCTGTTATATGGTACTGAAAGTTTAGATAAAAAACTACCTACAATAGAATCATTTGATAAATTATATACCATATTGAGATCTACTAAGAAAGGAAGTGCTAGAAACCAAATAATAGGTAATCTAAATAAGTTACAAGAAGGAGAATCTAAAGATTTGAAATTAGACAATCCTTTTCCAGCTGCAGAAGGTAGTTTCATACAAAAATTAGCTATAGCACACGGTAAATCTCATCCTAATCCTACTGAATTTAGTGTAACTGGACCTAATAACACTACTATTTATCCTATTACTCAAAATAACTATATGTCAGACAGAGTTAGATGGTTTAATCAAGATGCTTCTGAAGTTGATAAAACACTACTAGCCACTTATAATAAACACTCTTTATTATTAGGGGCACTGAAATAGGGTTCTAAATTAAGCCTCAGTACTCTTATTGCTGTGCGTAATGCTGATAATAGAGACAGTAGAGACTATTTCTAGATATCACCTACTGAGGACTACATTGCTAAACTTACATTAGCTCATCAGAATAGAATAGTTATGCCAACTATGGCAGATAAAAAAACATGGTATTCTATAACTGGAGTTAATCTATTTCATGATTTATTAAGCAGATCTAGAATGACAGAAATACAAACAGAGAATGGTATTCAACAAATGTTTGTAGAAGATGATATGTATAGATATTCTGATAATACTCTACAAGCCATATCGGATTATCTGTTAGATGAATTCAATGCTGTATACGATTACTATATACACAAATCTGAAGTAGAAGAAAACCCTAATTTACGCATTGATAACTATCACGGTAAAATAAAGAATGGAGTTATGGATAACTCTGGTAATGGTGGTTATTTTAGGTATTTCTCTTCACTTAAGATGAGACAACAAGATGGTACATATAAATATGTTCCTTTAAATCAGATGTTGTGGGCTTGGTCTAAATTTGATTATGATAATGGTGGTAATTAGATGGAGACAAGATTAAAACAACTCCGAAATACTTTATTTGGAGACAAAGAAGCTCTATTTGATGCGATAAATGCAACATTATAGGATAAAGTCCAAGAGGAGATAACATTCCTAGTAGATAAAGGAATAGTAAGAAGAGATGGTACAGAACTTGAAAATGTATTACTACCTACGAATATAGTGAAAGAGTATACAGATAGATCTAAAAATCTAACCTCTGGTGATACATCTAGGAATAACAAGTCTGCTGCCGTTTATTCTATTATCGCAAATCATGTAGTAAATGAAATAGTATCTATAAATGAAATTGAAAAAGCATTTGTAGGAGATCCTGCCTATTATAAATGGAAAAGAGATAAAAATAAACCATGGATAATAGTAGAAAGATCAGTCGATAAAATCAAACGTCTTGGTTCAGTATTATCTACTGGAGATAATCTTAGAACTTTCTGGGGTGATGGAGATGTAAGGAATAATTCTAAATTTACTGTATTACACATGAGTGATAATATGGTTAAATCTGTAAAATTTGATGAATACAAAAAGATGTTTACATCTGCTGAAGTAATGAAATATTTACAAAGGAAAAACCCTAACATTAGTCAGAGGCAACTTATTAATATGGTAAGTAAGGATAATATTAATAAGACATTAAAAACTATTGACACTAAATCAAGAAAATCAATTGAAGATTCTGTAGAAAGACAAATCGCAGCATATGGGGTTAACGACAGAGGAGAAGGTAATATAAATTAGGCGGATGCTGCAGTTTATATTAGACCAGCTTTATATAAGAGAATTATCCAAGCTGTAGGAGAATGGTCACCAGAAGTTGAAACAGCTTTTGATCTTTTAGAAAGTGATAATCAAAAGTGGCTGTCTGATCCAAAACAGTATGCTCAAGCTTTGGAAACACTTATTAAACCATTGAAGATGGTGTACTTCGGAAATCACAACTTGACTAAGTTAGGTTTGAATGTTCCAGTATTTGATAAGATGGCAATATTCCCATTATTTAAAGTAATGGCAAAAGCTGATAACTATCATTTATATCAAAGAATGAACAATGATGAGCTGGGAACCATAGATATGCTTACATTTGAATCTGCAGTTAAAGTAGGCGGTAGACAGAAATTTGTTCCATACAAAGATGTAGAGAATTCTAGATTTAATACAGAGGATTTAAACAAGCCTTCCACGTCTACTGTAATAGAGGAAACTAATTTCGAAGGTTTAGATACTGATAATTCTAAGTTACCTACATATATACAAGATCTTAGAAATTTACGTCTGTAGATGAATACAGATCCTCATGAAAGTGTAGACAGATCACTTGGTACTCAATTTGCCAAAGTAGCCTTAAGTAATTTAATAAAAGATAGACCATATGGTTTAAATAAAGATGTAGAATATACTGGTAGATAGATTATAGATAATATATTTGGAGCTATAAATAGATTATCTGACATTGGAGCTCAAAAAATATATGATGAATTCTTAGAGGATGGTAAACCTTCTGAATAGAAACTATCTAAGTTCTTAATATCTCAAGGAAAATCTAGTGGTTTATCAAGAGATGCTTTGTCTTCATTTGAAATAGACAAAACTACTGGGCAAATCAAAGTACCTTTATCAGCCCAAAGTAATAGAAGATTTGTAGAAAGTAGAATAATATCAAGAGTAGGAAAAACCGCCATTGATATTAATACTCCCGGAGGATCTGCTATCCAACATGCATTCTTTGGATTTAAAGATACTACTGGGGTATAGAAACAATATCAAGTAGGTAGAGCTTTTAATGATGGTAAGCCTTTAAATCCTCTTAATAGTGATGGTAGTATGGATTGCATGTTGAGTACTAATTTCTTTAAACATATAGTTCCTAAGAAATATGCTTCTGATTATACTGCTATGAGAGACTGGTTGTTAGATAAGAAGATAATTGGGCAAGATGCTAAGCCTTTTGCATTAGGTTATCGTATTCCAACTCAGGGTCTTTCTTCTACATGTTCATTAAGAGTTACAGATGTGTTACCAGAATCTATGGGAGATGTTATAGTAGTTCCAGATGATTTTACTGCTATGACAGGATCTGACTTTGATATTGATAAGCTATATATAGCTACAGGTTATTATGATAAAGATGGAAATTATTTACAATGTAATTGGGACGATTTATCTAGTAATTCTGAAAAATAGCTTGTTAATGGTTTGATAGACATGTATAGAGTTGCCATATCAGATGATAGTAACATTGATCAAAGTAGAGCACCTCTGGATAATCTTACAACCAAAGTAAAAGAAGAAATAGTTCCTTTAGTTATGGGTAAATCTAAAGAGGAATGCAAACCTATGTATGAACTCCTTCCTTCTTATTAGTTATTCAAGAAATTTGAATATACTGGAGGTAAGGACGGTATTGCTCCGTTTGCTCTTGCATCAACCAATCATGCTCTTACTCAAGCTCTAAACTTAAAAATGGATCTTGGATCAGTGGGAGATACATATAATTTAGGGAATATAAACGATATAGTATCACAAGATGGTGAGAGAATATTGGATTGGCTATCTGCAATGATTAACGCACATGTAGACGTTGCAAAAGATCCATACATTATTAATCTTAATGTTAATTCTGTTACATATAGTATGACAGAGTTCTTATTAAGGACTGGGAAAGGGGAAGTAACGTTTTATTTTTTATCTCAACCAATACTTAAGGATTTTGCCAATACGTTGATAAAGCTTAATGGACAATATGGAGTAGATCCTAGTGACGTTAGTTACTCTGAGCTCATGGATGATACTTTATTTGAGTTAAAAAAATAGTATAAAGAAGAAGCGGAAGAATACATAAGTACTCTACCTAAAGAAGAACAGAAGAAGTTGCTAAATATATTGGATAATTGGGACGATAAAGATAAAGGAGTTGACAAATCATTAGCAGTAGATCCTTTAAAACTTGAAAAATCTTTGAATAGCAATATAAAAGGAGAGAGAAATCTTGATTTCTATATTCAACAACTATTAGTAGCAGACGCTTATTCTAAAATGTTGCCATATGCTGAAAGACTAGCAAAACTAGTAAGATTATCTCAGATAGATACTAAAAAATATGGTAATACTCTATCACAACAGGCTAACTATAGCAAATAGGTATTTGACTTTATAAGAAAAGAAGGAGAATAGTTTTATCAGGTAGATGATAAAGGTTCTGTTATAGAAGGAGATGATGTAAATGCTTTAATGAACTACTATGTTGACAGTTTTCTAATGAAGAAACTTACTAATGCAGTAGATATTCCAAGAAACATACTATCAAGTTCGTTCTTACAAGCTACAGATATGTACAGTGGAATGTTCGTAAGTCTTGCAAATGTTATAACAGGAGATAGATCTAATATGAACAAACAAGTTGCTACTAAATTAGATTCTATCATAGATAGTATTATAAGATCTAGAATAGCAAATAGTATAGAAGAAATGCATCTTGACGATGGAGAATATGCTAGAATGGTATTAGGTGATTGGACTGTTCCTAAAAGACTGTTTCAATTTAAAGCAGCTATTAGAAAGAATGATAATGGTAAATATAGTAGCATGTTAACAGGAGATGGAACTATTAATAATTCATTCTTAAATTACTTAGTTCCTACTGTAGCTACTGATCTTACAGATACGGATTCAATAACTTTGTTGAACAACTCTATGAGTAACAGTGCTAATTTCGAAAATAGACTTATAGCATACTTTAGTGATTTATTACAAAGCGATAATGAAGCTGTTAGAAAGTTCTCAAAGAGATTGGCTAAATACGCATTCTACACTTCTTATGATAATAAGAGTCCAAATTCCTTTGCTCATTTAATATCTAGTCAATATAGATTAGATACAGGGTATGCTGATGAAGTGAGAAAAACTATTCATGACATGAATAATGGTAGTTGGTTAAACAACATACTTAGCGATATTGATGAACCTACGTTAAGTAAGTATACTTCTTTAGCTATGATAATAGCTCGTAACAATGCTCATGATCATGAAATAGTTAAGAATGTAACTAGACCAAAATCAAATTCTGGTAATTCGTCTGCATTTATATATGAAACAGCTCCTTGGAATGATGAATCTCAATATTTAGTTAGTTTTGCCACTAAGTCAAGGAAAGATGAAAGAGATTTCTTAGCCATTGATTATCCACAAGGTAATAGTAGAAATACTGTTTTATATGTTAAAGCTGGTAAAGTAGAAGCATACGATAAGAAGAAAGCTAAGAAATTAGGTCAAGCTACACAAACTATATATGTAGCCATACCAAGATTAGGTAGAACTAAAGGTAGTGTCAACTTAAGTGAATACTTCAGAAACTATAATCAATTATCAGACTTTTCAGAAAACAATATTAATACAATGACTGGCGAATAGATTATAGAGTATTTTGGAGATCATGAAAAGTTTAGATTAGCTGTAAAAGGATCTAATTTCAGCGATGTAGATATTACATTCCTACCAAGTCAGTATATAACGGAAGATTTTGCATTTACTAAAGATCCATACAATCAAGAGATAAACAATAATGAACCTACTCTTGAGAGTAATACTCCTAAAACTGTAGCTATGGAGAGCAAGAAAATAGATAAAGAAGTTGCAGCAGAATCTGGTTTACTTAATAGAGATAATTTAATGAATAAAGTACAACAACAATTATTAATAACTCAAGCATTGTCGGAATCTGATATTCAATCAGATCCGTTATCTGGAGTAGAATCATCTGGACTTGATATTACAGGCATGTTTACAACAGAAGATGATTTAAGTAGAGATAATTTTTCAGACGAAGCATTTAACATTTGTAAAAGTAAATAATTATGGCAAAAGGAATATGTCCAATTTTGAGTGACCCAAAAGTAAAAGCAGAATTTGAAGAATTAGTAGATGCATTGGGTGAAGTATAGGCTTACGCTGTGTGGGATTAGAATGGTGGGTACAGTTTAGATAAGGCTCCTAATGGGGAGCCTTCTATACTGTTTGAAACATTATTGCAACACAATAATGGTAATAGAATAAATGCTATATAGGCTAAAGCTAAAGTATACACAAATAGTTTTAAAGCTTGGTTTGGAGATTGGGTGAATGATCCTAAAAATTCTTCAAAAGTAGTAGACGAAAATGGCGAACCATTAATAGTATATCATGGAACCAAATAGGAATTTGAACAATTTTCCCCTGAAGAAACAGCCAAAGCAGATGTTGGTTTTTTCTTTACTTCAGATATACACTATGCTAATCAGTATGGTAAGTTTATAATACCTGTATATTTATCTATAAAAAATCCTTTTCAGTCACAAGAAGAATTAAATTTTGACACTGTAGAAACAATAATGACTAATGAAGATACTATACGAAATACAGATGGCATAATTGGTCACGATTAGAAATTAGATCTTAATCAGTCACAAGGTGTTGAGTATGTAACTTATACTAACAAATAGATAAAATCTGTAGATAATAGTGGGTCCTTTAATCCAAATTCTGCAAATATATTTGATAGAGAAATATCTCCGTTACAACAACAAACTATTTATCAAATAGACGAAGCTATGTAGAGATTTCGTGCTCAAAGATACGATTTTGACTCTACATTAGATTCTATAAGACAATTAATTACCAATGCTGTATAGGCTCGTATAAAAGCTATCTAGGGGCGTAATATTTAGAATAAAACTGCTTTATTAGTTCCGTTGGAACAATAGCTGGCGTCTTTAAAAAATCCCAATATTACATCATTACAAACTATAGTATTCTGTTTATATGATATAAATAGGACTATGACCGCTCCAGTTAATGCTATATTACAGGCACAGAAGAATCTTAGAGAAGGTAGAGATAGTGGGTTTAGTAATCTAGCATTAGTTCAACTCTAGTAGGATTACTTTGGCATGTACAATAATGTGTTAGAAGAAATAGCTAAGAACATATTTGATTCGAATATATATCAAGATCTATTAGGTAAAGAGAGCTTTGACTAGTTAAAAACTATGATAAGTAATATGCGTACACAGTTTGCTGCAGCAAAACAAGGTATAACAGAACTTACTACAGATTTAGCTCAAAAGACACTACTTCAATATGGTATAAAAGATGAACTTAGCAGAACAGAGCTTGAAGAATATGTTAGTTCTGAATTAATAACTACTGAAAATGACGTAACTACTTTAATGCGCTGGATCTCTGCCGGAGATAAAATGAATGATAAGGCGGCTCGTGTTATATTTGACATGGTAGCAAATGCTAATAACAGAGTAAGATTCAATACTCATAAATTTGGTAACAGAATGCTACGTCTGTAGTAGAATGTAGCAATTGGTGAATAGATGAAATTATTTGAGTATGATTCTGATGGCAAAAAGACAGGATATTTTATTAGAGATAGAAAGTACGGGGAGTTTATGAACAACTTGGAAAATGAAAGAAAAAGATTGAAAACCAAGTATAATGTTCCGGAAGGTTAGAAGCTACCTTTAGATAAAGAAGCTCGAACTAACTTTAATAAAGAAATGAATGAATGGCTAAGTAACAATTGTGAAAGAAGATACACAAAGAAGTATTATGACGCTTTTAATTCTTTAAGTCAAGAAGCAAGAGATGCCAGAGATGCTATCCAATTTAAGATATACAAACTCCTTGATGATGTAAGAGATAATAAAGGTAGAGTACATATGGAAAATTTGACAGAATCCCAATGGAATCAATACCTAGATTATAATACTTAGAAAAAGCAATTAATATCTAGATACTATGAAAATGGTACTCCTAAGACAGATATGGATTTACAAATTGCATAGGAGTTAACGGATCTTAATAAAACTCTTCACGAAGGTATGCATTATGTAACCAATATGGAGAAATTTAACGAAGCTAAGGCAGAGGCTAAAAAGAATTTAACTTCAGAAGAGTATGAAAAATGGAAAAAAAGATATACAAGAGAAGAGATAAGTGAGGAGTTTTATAAGCAATTAGCACAGTTAAATAAAAAAACATACGGAGATGAATATGCCCAATTACAAGAAATGAGAGAAGACCTAACCAAACCTTATAGAAATGAATATACTGGAGGTTTGGATGTTAGGAGAATGTCTTCTCAATTATTGGGTACATTAAAATCTATAGACAGATAGATGCGTAAAATCCGTAAAAATACTCCAAAAGTTAAAAAGCAACAGTAGGCTGTAGAATTCGAAGATATAGCAGAGGTAATACCGACTGAACAATATAAAATAGATAAAGCTAATGCTCTTAAACGCGGAATAGAATTTTATGAAGCTTGGGAACTTACGCATCATATAGTATATTATGTTGGAGATCAAGAAGTTAGAAGACCAAATTGGTATTATACTAGAGTAGTTCCAAAAGACAAAACCCTAATAAATACAGAAGCTCCAACAAGAGAATTCAGTGAAATAGATCCAAATTCTGAGTATTTTAATAATGATTTTGATACTAACATTGATGAATATTATCAGCCAAAATCGACTATCTATACCAACAAAGAGTACTATAGCCTGTTTAAACCTGTAAAAGATAAAAATGGTGAAGACGTTGCTACTAAGAATAAAGCTTTATGGGAGTTATATAAAGGATTGTTAGGTGGTATGGAAGAATCTAACGACAAAGTTACTTATCTTACAAGAAACAACCCATACAGACTTCCATAGATGAGTGGTAGCATGTATTAGTATATGAAAAATGACGGTGTTATCAAAGGATTCTTACAATAGACAAAACAAGGTATTGTAAAAGAAACTGATGATGTAGGATTTGTTGATGCTCCAACAAGTAGACCAGATGGATCTGAACAAAGATTAATACCAACATATTTTATTGACCCCATTAGGAATGAAAAAGGAGAACCTGATCCAAATAGAATAACTAATGACCTTGTAGGAGCTGTTATTGCATATTATAAGATGGCTGAAAATTTCAAATAGAAAACAGAGATACAACCAGATTTAGAAGTTATTAAAATGCAATTAGCAAATAGAACTTTTACAGGAAAACCTATAGGAGTAGATGCCACTGGTAAAAAAGTATACAAGCAAAGTAATAGAAAAGAGGGTAAGGATACTAACGTATATAAGTTTGTAAGTAAGTTTATAGACATGCAAGAGTATGGAGAAGAAGTTAAAGCTCATTTACAAAAAATAAGTAGTGATAGTAGAATAGGAAAGTTCTTTGGCTTAGCTGGAACTGAAATCAACTGGAGTAAAATAGCATTATCTGTTAAAAATTTCGGTCAATTAATAGGTTTAGGATTGAATTTAGCAGTAGGCGCTACTGGTATGGCTACAGCTTTTTTACAGCAGTTAGGATTTGTTGCTAATGGAAGATATTTTGATTTTTCTTCTTTTTCTAAAGCATATTTCAATATGGTTAGTAACATACTAGGTATAATGCATTATATGCATAGTACTACTACGGATAATAAATACGTAGCTTGTATGCAACATTTTGAAATAGGTACTGAATTCTAGAACGCTTACCGTAATTCTAACAGAATAGGTATCATAAATACTATTTCTAGAAATTGGGCTTTTGGAATTTTCTCATTTTCAGATTTCGTGATTAAAGGTACACTATTAAATTCGATTATGAATAACTATAGATACTACAATGGAAAATTCTATAATAAGGAATAGTTCATTAATATCATGGGAAATAAAGAAGATGCTAATAATATATGGAAATCACTTCATAGCACATATGATATTATAGAAATAAAAGATGGTAATATTCATATTGAAAATAAAGCGTATGCAAAAGCATTTACAGAAGTAGAAAATCAAATAAGTAATGCTGCTAGATCTTTAGCTGCTACTGCAGATGGACAATTAACAGAAGAACAAAAAGCACAATTTACAAATAATGCTTTAGGTTCAATAATAATGATGTTTCGTAATTATATACCTAATCTTATTAATGAAAGAGTAACTATGAAAAAATAGTATGACTATGATTTAGGTATGAAACGAGAAGCATTATATAGAACAGTAGGTAGAGTAATACCTATGCTAATTAGAGATTGGAACAGTAGAAAATCTTTAGATTCATCTGATATAGGTAATCTCAAACAATTTGGCTTTGAAATGTCTACCATTATGCTATTATCAATAGTGGTAAAACCATTATTAATACAAGCAGCAGATGATGATAAAGATAGTTGGATTATAAATTTCTTAGCTTTATTAGTTACTAGAACTGGCTTCGAGTATTCTAATCAATATAATCCACTAGATTTACTTAATACTTTAACTTCTGTAAGTCCTATAACTAGTATCATAAACCCTTTTACTAATATAATGTCTGTAAGTGAAATGGCAGAAATGTTTAGTAATAATAAGACTATTAAATATGGTCCTTATAAAGGAGATACTAAGTTAGAGAGATGGTTATGGAAAATGACTCCATTTAAAAATATCAAAGAAATTCAAGATCCAGCACTTAAGAGAAAGTATTACGAATAGTTATATAATAAATAAAAATAAAGGCTACCTTATTCAGGTAGCCTTTTCTGTGTATGAAAATTGGAGGTTTTCATATTATTCTAAAATAGGATCTTCTAGTGCATCACCTACAGGAATAATCTCTTTAATTTCGTGAAAATCATTAGTAAATATAATATCACCTATATTACTATCAATTCCACTGAATAAATTCCAAATAGTCTTATAATCAGTATTTGTTAATCCAGCGGGACCGTTACTAATAATATTATCATATCTATGTTTAATTTCACTAGGGAGTGTAAACACAGCTATTTCATACCAAATATCGTTTATACGAATTTGTCTTAGACTATGAAAGAATTTATTCTTTTTTAACTCGAACTCTAGATTTAATAAATCTGCAACTGTATTTTCTTTATACATTATGAATACATGATTATCAAAATATGGTTCATCAGGATATTCTGTATATACATTTATAAAGTTCTTGTTAATTAGTTTTTTATTATCTACAATTAATTGCAGTAGACATGCAGATGCTTCATTCAAGTTCTTCAGTTCCATCTTCTTCGTAATATTTACGAGTATGGTCCCAATTACCTGTCTGATAATGATATGATATTTCTGCTAAGGTATTTGCTATTAGGTCTTTGCGATCCAATAACTCTTTCTCATTTAACATATTAAAAACACGTACTTCATTATTACCATTACTCTGAATAGCAATAATATATGCTTCTAAATCATATTCTTCTATATCATAACCTTCTTCCTTGAAATACCAAGTAAGAGCTAGTATATAGAATGCTATCTGTCTATAATAATCATATTCTTCTACAGAATGCTTGAAATTATAAACATCAGCAGTTGTTTTTAAGTCAATTAATGTAATCCTTCTATTACAATGGTCAATCTTGACTCTATCTAATAGTGACTTACAGGATACATTTGCTTTTTCATATTCCCAATTTATATGAAACTCATTGTTACATTCTAAACCGGGCTGGTTTGTTAGTAATTCATTTGCTTTCTTATGATTCTCTATGTTTTCCTTAATACGTCTAAGCATAGTTATATCAGCAAATGATATTACTGTTTTGTTAGCTTTTTCAAGTTTTAAGTATGAAATATATTCTCCGAACGAATCAACTATCTGTTTAGCTTCTTCTAGTTTTTTCTCATTAGATTTACTATTACTATAAGCTTTATTATAGCTATTAAGCAATAATTTATCATTATCTTCTAGAGGATTTACAGCTAATTCTTGAACATATTCTATACATAAAGTTTTTTGTTGACTTACTTTAGGTACTACAAAATCTAAGATTATATAGTTATCCCAAAATTCATCAGGTTGAAGTAGGTACATATGTATCATAGTTCCTTTTTCAAGAAACTTTCCACTAATACCTTCTTCTTTACCATCAAGCATATCCTTGAGGTAACGAGGTCCTTTCTTCAAGAACCATCCTATTGCTGAATTTGATATTCGCGTGTTATCTTCATAATACGGAATTTCTATTTTCATGCTGCTGTTTTTGTTTCTTCAAATATGTTACTATCTACAATAAAATCTTCTTCTATTGTATTAGTGTCAGTAACAAAGTTTCCTGAAGTATCCCATTCAACTTCATCTTCCTTTACAGGAATTTCTGCGCGTAGTTCTTCTGAGTAATTCTGTATGAGATCGCTCAGTTGCTTAGAAAACTCTACAGTTTGTGTTAAATTGGATATTGTTTGTAATCGTAGAAGAATCTCATCTATGATTTCTTGTCTTTTGTCTTCAGTCATAATATCTATTGTTACTATTTCCAAGTTCTTTTTAAAATTATACCCATCGTCCAATATAGAACAATTATGTTGTCCTATATGCCCATATGATACACCATCATGCCAATGTCCAAACAAATGATGTTTATATCTTCCAGAACTATAATAAAATAATTCATTATTATAATTAGGATTATCATGAGTAAGCAGTATATCACATTTAGGTATCTTTTCGAATGGATTATCTTCTACTTCATCAGTAGGATATTCAAATGCCCATTTACCCGGTTGGTATTCGATAGGTTTTATCCAAGGAGTTCCATAGAAAGTTATACCTTCATATGTATATAACTCATCCACTAAGAATCTTACTTTTCCGTTAGTATAAATTTCATAGTCTTCTACAAAACTTTCCCATTCATCACCTAGCTTACTTTCTATGTAAAAGTCATGGTTTCCGGGTACTACTAATATTTTTTTACAAGGTAGTTTATCTACCCATTTTGCAAACCGTGTCTGCCACCACTTTAGTGAAGCATCCATAGATCTTTGCTCATTTAATGGAATTATATCTCCACAAATGCACAAAACGTCACATTCAGGAATCCCATTGTAGAGATTCCCATGTATGTCACTAATTCCACATATTTTCATATTGTAAGAATTTAGTAAGTTTATATATAAGTATTGAATAAAATAGTATCATTAGAATAAATCATCATCTATATCATCAGAATTACTTGTTCCTGTCCTTATTACTCCATTTAAGCTAAGATTCATATCTTTAGCTAATTTATCTAATGGAATATCTTCGAAGAGAACAACTTCATCCAAGAATGCTGAAATATTATCAAATGATTTAACTTCCATATGTTCGACGATGAAGTTCACAACTTCATCTATGTTCTTTACTCCTTTATCTTCTGCCATATAGCGTACGAATACAGAATTAGAATTTGCTTCATATTCTTTGAAATAACGAACACGTGAACAACGATCAAAGAAGTTATCGTCTATTTTATCTGTTTTATTACAGGTCATCAATACCAGTTTCTTTGACGTAGCTTCTACACCATCTAAGAATCCTAACAGATCCTTAGTTTCCCACCAATAACTATTCTTCTCAATTTCGTCAAACATAACTACTACAGGAGTAGTAAAATGTTTGAAGAAACTAGTAAGTTTATTAGCAGGATAGTCATTTGCGACTATAATAATAGGTAAATTACTTTCTAAGGCAATACGTTTAGAGAGCATTGTTTTGCCTGTACCTTTAGTACCAGCAAGCAATATACCTGTTGTCTTTCCAGAATTTTCGGAATTAAAATAATTAAGTACACGCTTGATAAACTTATTATCTTCTTCTAGTTCATATAATTTATTTGGCATGTTTAAATCTCCATTCTCTTTGAGATAAGATCTTCCCTGCATTCTATCATACTCTAGATCGTATACTTTATTATTTATGAGCTCATAAGAAATACCTTCTAACTTAGGTTTAACTGTAATCTCATTTCCAATCTTAATAAATTCTGCCATAACTGTAATTTTTTTATGTTTTTAACTTGTTGACCAATTCATCAACTTGTTTTTGCGTATGTACTATATAATAATCTATATCTAGATTATTTACATACAAATAATACTTAAAAAGTTTTTCACGCAAAGCCCATGCATCATTTGGATAGCCTTTGCATTCAATAATAAACTTATCACCTACAAAATCAGGTTTATAAGTTATTGCTCTATATTTCTTATCACCAAAAGTAAAAGCTGGAAGCAGTTCGTATCGTTGAGTTTCATACTCAGCTTTGATATTCGACTCTTCCAGCTTCTTATATGTATATGTCTCAAGTTTGCTTTTAAACTTAATACCATTATACTCATTTGGTGTTGCATTGCGAATTTTGCTTTCGCTAGGTTTATTTCTTTTCCTCTACATCATTAGTAATATTAGATTTTCTGGAAATAGTTTTCCTTTTATGTCCAAAGGCAATAAAAAAATTACTATTTACTAATTTGAATGGAAAAGCTAATGCTTTACGCAATCCTTTGGAAATATAATTAAGTTTGCTCATTGTTTTATATAGTTTTTTATGAAATTAGCCAATTTATCAATAGATACAAAGTCATAATTTGCAAAACTACTATCAATACCAACATCTATACGAATGTGGTCAGGTAATTCTGCTGAGTTTTGTAAATCTACCGATCCATGGCAATGACCGTGAAGCATTATACTACCTTTTTCAATATGTTCCCAAGAGAACATAGGAAAATGACACATAATTACTTCAATGTCTTTTGGTAATGACTGAAACACAGTTTTCTTAAATGTCATATTCTTTATCTGAGTAATATGATTGAAGAAACATCTGTGATTATCTGATACTTTATCATGATTTCCTAGTATAAGTACTTTATTTCCATTTAATCTCTGAAATAGTTTTCGTTTTTCATCTGTTGTTCCAAATGCAAAATCTCCTAGAATATATACAGTATCATGTTTATCAATTCTACTGTTCCACTTTTGTATCATTTTCTCTGTTACCTCTTTCATATTATTACCAAATAGTTCTCTCCGTTTAGGATGAAAATCTAGTATTCTATTATGAAAGAAATGCCAATCTGCTGTGAACCATATCATTTGTTAATATTTTTAGTTAACCAATTTTTCACTTTATCAAATCCATTAGCTTTTATAGCATCAGATACATCTTTTGCTTTAAACTTTTTATGGATTAGCATACCTTCTAAGCCTGTTTTCTGGCTCATTTTACGGAGATATTTTACTCCAGCTTCATCTCTATCAAACAATATAATAATACGTTTAAAACGCTTCTTAAGTTGTTCTAGAACTCTATCAGGTATGAATGTAGATTCAGATGAAGGTGAGATAGCTGGTATACCCATCTCGTATAGGCACATAACATCTTTCATACTTTTAGTTATAACAAGTATATCTCCTGTTTTAGGTAATTGTTTATAACCCTGAATGTCTAATTCAGTTAAGTTGTTACGCCATTTTGTATATTTATCTGCATATGGTTTATATATCTTAAAATGATTATATACCTTATATGCGTACATAGGATTTTCTTCTTTGTAAACGCTTTTTACTATGCCGTTACATAGGTAGTACTTTATACTACTTACTCCAAACTTCTTTAATGTTTCTACCTGTATATTAAACTGCTTCCAGTAATTGATGTCAGTATCGGTAAATTCCTGACGTACTACACCAATTACTGTTTCAGTTGACGGTATATATTGCTTAGAGCTATCGAGATGCGTACTACTAGTAATTTTAAGTTTGTTAACTATATCATTTAGAATATCTGAATAATTAGTTAAACCTGTTATTAAGGATACGAATTTGATAACATTACCACATTCTCCTGTACCATGATCTTTAAACAACAATTGTTTAGTCTTTCTACTATAGAAACATCCAAACGATGGTGTTTTATCTTTTCTCAATGGAGAATTATAGATCATGCCAACTTTAAAATTGCCAATATACGCTGCATATATATCATACTCACTTACTCTAGATAATATATAATCTAAAGTAATAGTAACTTCTTCTTTTATTTTGTTAGTATCAAAAACCATATGATATATTGTTAGTGGCAGTGTAGAGATTTGAACTCTACAGTAAAGGAAAGCTGTATCTTACTTTCTTTACACCATGCTCCTGACACTCCGGAACTGCCATTAAAACGTAGGTTGTGTACTATTTCGTAATCACTCATTTTTCATAGTGCGGTACACTAACCTACGTGTTCGTCGTATTATGCCCGACGTGGCGGCTTTATATAAATCCTAACAGATTAGAAAGGTAGATCGTCAGACGGAGCTTCCGATTTGACTTCTAGAGGATTAACTTCTACAGTCTCTTTATCGGATACTACTGGTTTAACGAACAAGTCTATACCTGTTATTTCTCGTATCATGCTTTCATTTTTGCCTTCTTCATAAAATCCCATCGGGATAATCATAGGCTCAATTGCTGCAAATTTTACATAACTTGGAAGTGTAGTATATCCATCTTTATTATAGACAACTTTCACTTTCAACAATGTGTCTTTGTTTGCTGCATTCAGCATAGCAACTACCCAGTTAGTGAATTCTTTATAAGAACTACCAGTGAAGTTTAATACTTCTTTAGGATAGAAACATCTCAAGATACGATTAATTCTTGTAACCTGATTTGTTGCTTTATTCTGGTTCTGTTCTTCAGTATCTTCTGCACGTTCCTTAGGTTCCCATTCTGTATGAACAAGTTCCTTGCCGTCTTTCTCGAATCTAAATTCAATGAAATTCTTTCCTGTTGGAGATACTGCAGTCTTCACTGACGTAAATTTAACATTATCATGAATACCTGCTTCGAGGTATTTAGTATTACTACTATTATTATTTAATGTTACTTGGTTTGCTAAATCTGTACTATAAATCATAACTATTTGTTTTGTATTTTTTTATTCAGGTAAATATATCTTATTCCAATAAGTAGTGATTTCATTGTTTTCATCACTTTCTGCTACTACGATATTCTTTCCTCTTAAATGAGGAGCTCTAGCTTCTATGACAGAGTTATCTCCACCTTCAAAAGAAATATGAGTTTCATTTTTCTTTCTATATACATAGCCAACAGCATCTGCTTCGCCACATATAATATTTGCTAGTGCACCTACTAGATCAAGAGACATTTCAGACATTTCTTCACCATTCTTATTAATCAACTTATCTCTAGTATGACCAATAAGAATAAAGTTATCACATAATCCTCGGAACATGTCAATAACTTTTCTTACAGCTTGTCTTATATATAAATAACCAGATCCATTAGGCAAGGTTCTGAGGTCTGTACCTTCATACTTCTTGCCCATTGGAGTAGCTTTATATAACTGTATAGCAAAGCTCATGCACATCTCTTCCAGTCTTGATGCATTATCAATAGTAATATACTTATAGGGTTTCTTACCTTCTTTTTTAATTTCTTCTCTTATTGCATTTGCAATCTCGCCTAAATCATTTACTGATCTAGCTTGAATAGCTAATGCCTCTAAGAATTCTGAACCACCTTCCAAATCGACAATAAGATTATTATCTAATTTAGATGCTAAGGTAGTTTTACCAGACTTTGGTTTGCCAAACAATATCAAGAATCTAGGATTCTCAATTCTGGCTTTTAATTTCTCTTTTGGTAATACAATCATAAAGCTAGTTTATTTTATGTATCCCTCTGATAAATATCTGATAATTTCTGCTAGTTATGGGATTTATATGTTATTAGAACCAACCGTTATTCTTTACTTTAATAGTAAGATTAATGATTGTCTTCTTTGTTTCGGGTTTCAAATAGTTCAATGAACCCGGAGCGATTGGAATGATATCGTATCCAATCTGTACGAAATTGTGGAAAATTTTAATCGGTGTACCGTAGATATCCTCGAAATCATAATCCAAATCAAATGGATAATTCTTCTTAGCATATGCATCAAGTGCGTCTAATGCTTTAAAGAACTCTGTTTCAAGGTTATAGTTGTCGATTTTGTAGCACTTTGAGGCAAGCGGACAATTAGCACAAGTCTTAGGCAACCAGCTTACATTGTGTTTCTTACTCAAACCTAATGTAATAGTATCACCTGCACCTGCATATTCGATTCCAAAATTAGATTTCGGATAATCAAATGAACTGTCAATAGTCAGCCACGGATATGCTGTAATAACGCGTTCCATCAACGCATCTTTATAAATCTTTGCACTATTTTCTTTCTTCGGTAATGTAAATGTATATGTTTTCATAAATTCAGCCTTTTTAATTGTTATTACTAAAACGAAATCTTCTTTGCTGGTTCTTCATTTCGTATAGTTTCAATTAAATTATTGTATTTCAGATCGTTGTCGAATTCTAATATCGAGCATTGTCCAGCATCTCTATTCTTTATAAGATGCAAGTAGACTTTGTTATTAACTGGTAAACGATTCGGTCCATACTGTTGGATATTTAGTAACTCTGGTCTGTGAATACAAATAACATAATCGGATGCATGAAATATTGTATCAGCAGAAGAAATATCACTACGCATTGGATAATGCATAGATGGATTGTTAATTCTATCAGGAGTTTCAATGTTACGATTCATCTGTGATAACTGTATTACAGTGGTATTAGGTAACTTTTTTACCTTAATAAACAGTTTCTGTAAATCGGAAATCACTTGCAGTGCTGACTCGCGAGATTGACCTTCAACAAGTAAAGTATGGTCAAGTATGACTATAAATTTCTTGCCTTTAGCTTTATTCTCATAGAAGTAGTCTATAGTAGAAGCTATATCTTCAACTGTACCCGGTGTATCTACATAATATATCGGATATGATTTTATCTGTTGAGAAGTCTCTTCGACTTTGGCTAACGATTCATTATCTAAATCATTGTTAGCACTATATAGCTCAGCAGTAGTTAGCCTTAACTTACTGCTTAATTTTCTACCAACCTGCCTAGAACTTAACATCTCAAACGAGAAGTTAAGTACTATAACATCCTGATCAGAATTTAGATCTATTAAATCATTTTCTAACGTATTAACAAATGATGACTTTCCACTACCTGATATACCCACTATTGTATATACAGTATTCGGTTCAATACCGCCCATACAGACAGCATTAAACTTATTCCATCTTGTTTTAAGAGACTTTACCTCGTGGTTCTTTCTCTTCTTAATATATTCAGTAGCTTCTTTTGTTGCTGCTGATATATGCTGGAATTGTAGTATTTTAGTAGAGATCTGTTCCATAACTATTTGTCATAATTGGTTCTTCTACTTTCATCTGTTCCTCGTAAGTCTCCCACTCATGTTGAGTGAGCCATTTCCACATAGTTTTCATATAACCTAATTTGCCGGTAAGCATTTTATTATCTATCTCATACTTAAGACAGTTACAGATATGCTGATGCATAGCTTTGCTTTTTCCAACTATTCTATTATATTCCTTCCTACATTTGTTCACATTTGCTCTAAGGAAACCTTTGGTTCCATCAGGGCGTATAACATAAACTGGAAATAGGTCATAGAATTCATCAAACATAGATTTATCTTCTTTAAGAAGTTCTTCTAGTTCTTTTGTTTTCTTTATGACAGTGGTATCATCTACTACTTTGGTAGTGATTAGTTTACGAGACTCTAACTCTTGTATCTCTTCTTCATTAACTAGGCTGAGAAGTTTCTGAATGTCTTGATTGATGGTTTGATTATCACTCAATACAAGTGTTAGGAATACTAATTGATTCATAGATAAATCTGAAATTCTATCTAAGATAGAAGTGTCTATTTCTAAAATCATATTCTCATATTATTATATGAGCTATGGTCTCTGAAATATATCTGATAAGCCTCTGTTAATCCCATAGGCTCATTTGTAACGGTTTTAATTCTCTGATTATCTTATAGGCTTCCATAATGTAATACCTATAATTAATCTTTCTCTCTTCAATTGGTTTATCGTCTAAGTAATTTAATAAAGTAACACCAGATGCAGTAAGCATATTCTGATACTGTTTTTCTGTAGGGCATGGAATACTTATATCAAAACGATTAGTATCCTTTTCCTTCCATTTCCACAAGTAAGCACCATTAGTGCTTGCATAGAAACGATTAGTTCTCTGTTGTTCTTTATTATTATACTCAACATGCCATTGTTTACCAGTCTTTTCAGACATTAGAAAATCTCTAATATCTTTGCAACCTTTTATAGTTTCTTCTACTGGTACTCCGTTCTTAAAAAAGTTTATTACTGCTTTCGGTATGATCTTCGGAGTTAGACCTTTCCCTAATTTCACAGTAGTAATAAACATACCCTTCTCTTTTACCTTATCATCTTCAGTAATAGCGAAGTAGTCATTTATAGCATATTGATACATAGCTTTAAAACGTTCTTCCTCAAGCGTTAGCTTAGTAAGTTGTTCCCATTCTCTGCAAACATTGTTAACTTTTGAATATACGTCTTTCTTAAGTAAGACAAATAATCCATCAGTATTTGCTTGGACGATTCGACATCCTAACTGGGTAAGTTTCTCTGCTAGCATTAGTAATAGTAACTGTCCATTTATTCTAATTTGCATTACAGCAAATGGACTATAACAGAAGTTATGTTCGTTCTGTAAGTTACCAGATAATCCATTCAGAGCAAGCTTTAAGGTTTCATTTTTAACCTTATTGCCATTATGTTTAGCTTCAATTCGCTCATCTTTAATCTGTTTATATACTTCTAGGAATTCAGGACCTAAGTGTTTAGGATAGAATTCATACTCTATTAGCATACTTGGATATAGAGATGCAACATCTATATCAATGAGCATTTCATCTTCTTTCGGAATAATTATTTCAGGTTTATTCACTGAGTGAATTCCTCCAACTCCTACAGAATATTGTAATCCTTCAAATACGAATTTATTTTCGTATCCTTTCCTACCTGGAGATACTATTTGACTTTTCATGTCATCTAATACTCTAGTTAGTATAGGACTATCATACTTAATAAAAGGTAGTATAACATTATTTAATGGTATTACTGACATAGGAGATCTTAAATCTTTAATATCTCGCCATGTTTGACCTGTTTTCTCAAGATATTTCTGAGTCAAGATCTTCATACCAATGTTTACGCCATCTTTACTAAGTACACGTACTCCATATTCATCTTCAATAGCTATTCTTAAGTCGATGTCTTTTTTACATCTATTGAGTAATTCCTCAGTAGAATTAACATCATTAATATTATAATCAATCATTGAATCTATTTGATTCTCAGGCAAATCTGCCTGCCAATCTGCAACAAATTCCTGTACATTTCTGTACTGCATTGTTACTTGAATTTCTTTCAAACCTACTCTTAACTTATTGCTATAAAGCATAGTAAGAATATCAAACGAATCAAAACAAATCATATACTTCCACTTACTCCAAGCTCTAATATCGTCTTCACTTGAAGTAGTAATTACTTTACTTAAATTAAATATAGATCTACATATATCTCTATATCCTTTATATTTCATTACAACATAATAATCTATTATATAATTTATAATAGGATTATCATAATGAAGATTATTATAACCACAAAATAATTTATCAGTATTTAACTGAATTTTTGTAGTATATAAGTCTCCGAAAGTATAGTCTGTATTAACTGTATGAAAGAAATTGACTAATTCATCTAATTGATTTCTTCTGCAAGATATTTCAAATTTATGCAATTCACCTGTTTCTGTATTTTTTACAGTACAATGGAAGACATTGGGGAATACCTCAATATCATATACATAAACAATCTTATCTCGTATAATCATAATTAATAATGTTAGTTTGGTCCCTATTTCGGACTCGAACCGACGACCTTCCCTAACATATGTGAATATATAGTAATACGAATATTACATCAATGCATACGAATTACAGGACGCTCTAGCCACTGAGCTACTAGGGACTTGCTAGCAATTTAGGCTGCTAGCTTAGCCTTTTTCATTTGATAAATCTTAGCTGTACTCTTTCGAGCAAAACCTCGATTTTTCTTTCTGCTGTGTTTTTTATCAGCATCAAGCATGTAGTTCTCCTGTACTTTATAAGTACGGACATACGTTTCTTTAAACGCTACAAGGGAAGCTTTGTACTTAGCCTTGTCTTCTTTACTTTGGTTTCTAGCTATTTTATTAGCTAATTTGTGACTTAAAACTATAATATGTTTTTTCGCTTCACAATCAGCGTGTTCTATTCCACGCTTTACTGTCTTATGAGACAGTTTATTTAAGTATACTTGTTTTCTTATATCCTTCTTTGTCTTCATATCTTGATAATTTAATAGTTAATTACTATGCTGCTGCCACAACATTTGAATATTTCTCCTTTAACTCTTCAGGACTAGTCCATGAGAGAATAGTATCTTTAGGATAATAAGAACTTTGTTTAGTATCTAAAGGAGTAACGGACAAACCCGTTAAACTGTCTTTATCCTTACTGCTCTCATACATACTACGGAATTTAGCTTGAGCTATCTCTACTGCTTCTGTGTTACTTTTAGCAGTAATATAATCAGTAAGTAAATCTATCTCTTTCTGTGGAGCTTCTTTACTTTGTTGTTTGATTATATATTGGTACTTCTTGCTTTCTTCCTTCTTAGAAGGTGATTTCATTTTTGCTAGTGCTTTCTTATTTTTGGTAAGAAAATCTACGACAGAGCTTTTTATCTCATTTTTATGAGGTCTCTCTTTGAGAAGTTCAACTTTACGTTTCTTCTCTTCTGCAAAACGCATTTTAATTTCCTCATCAGTCAAATTAACTAATTTTGGTTGAACAAATAAGTTATTTTTTACAGCACGAGTGAATTTCTTCTTCTCTGCTCTAGTATACTTAACTGTAGGATCATATCCTACTTTTTCAAGTATCTGTTTAATTCGTTCTTTCTTGGCTATCTTAGCAGCTTTGTTATCTTCCATAGCCTTCTTTGCTACATCAGTCAAATGATCAGCTAGATGTACTTTCTTGCTGTTACTGATGAAACCTATTACTTTCCCATCTTTATCGTATTTAATATACTTTGACGGACCCAGTTCAACTTTAGTAAGGTATTCTACCTTCTTCGATCTACGAAGTTTACTTTTGTTGGTGGTTGATAATTTAACTCCTGTTCGTTTTCCTTTTTTATTTGCTAATATCTTTTTCATCTTGATAATTTTAAAAGTTATTTACTTGCTAAAACCTTTTATAACCTGTTTAGTTTCAGCGTTTGTATTCTCTGTATAATATATGACTAGATTCTTATCTTCATAAGTTATCTGTACTAATTCTCCAGAGGAGTAAGCACTTGCTATAGCTTTGTTTACTCGCTTTTCGTAGTGCTTACTAGTCTCTAGAAAATGTTTCCTTAGAAATACTGCATTCCTTTTTATCATGCTACTAACGCTAACGGAGCAGATTCAATATCTAACTCTGCTTTATCATTAAACTCTTCAAGATCCTTGTTGAGTTTGTTTATTTCTAATTGAATTTTGTTCTTAATAGTGTTAAGATAAGCTGAAGTCAGCTCTTCTGTAACCTTTAAGTTCTTTTTACCTTTTGCACGTTTGATTTTTGGATCAATTGTACGAATCTTATTAAGATGGAACAACTGTTCTGTCTTTTCACTTAGAGCAAAGATAGTATAATAATTATTATCTACTGGAAGCTCTGAGAACTTCTTATATCCCATATTGATACACTGCAAGTACAGTTTCATCAACAGACGTTCCTCTGACATCTCAGAGATCTTTGTAAGCATTACTTTCAGATCAAAATTACGCTTAGCCTCTGTTGAGATTACATTCTCATTTTTAATAATATTCCAGTATTTGGTAATTTCCTTACTTAACTCGTCACGACGAGTTTTTGCATATTTAGATGTAATTGATTTCATATTCAAGTGATTTGTTTTTTTAAATTAATACTTGACCGAAATACATCTACCAGTTTGTGGTATGTAGTGGAATCAAACCACTGTCTCCTTAAAGGCAATTCTATCACTAAACTAACATACCGAATATAGAAACTGCCCATCCAGCAGCCTCTATTATAATAGTACCCGTCCAGTACTATAAAGAATAGAAGAGTTGTATCCAATCCAACACAACTAATTTCTTATTATTTTGTTTTTGACTTGACCCACAACATTTGCTATGCGTCCGCCACCTAAGTCAATACCAAGAGTTGCTAATAGAGGTCCCTCTATAGTAATCTCTTCTTTGGTACGATGTCCATTCTCTTTAGCATACTTCTGTATAGCTTCCTGATTAATATATTTTGAGTGTAAAGCCCCGTCCGAACAATTCCTCATACTATCAAACAAGATATCTACTACACAGTCGTAGTCCTTTTTCTTTATAGCTTCATCTAAAATACTTTTAGTAATTCCATCAAAAGCTAATTCATTACGAGTTCCATGAGAACCTGTAATAACATCTGCTACACGTAAAGCGACGTCTACAATGCTTACCAGTTCATAATCATTGCAACATCTCTGCCACCATAAAGGTCCTTTTCCACAGTAAAAGATGACCGTTCCATCCTCCCTTACTTGTAGTTTTTTACCTGTTTTTCTTCCACTTCCATCCTGAAAGGATATCTTTGAAAGGATTGCTGGTTCGCAACTAATAAGTATTCGCAGAAGTTCTACCCGTACAGGGTCAATTCTGCACGTAGCCATACTTATTGTTGTTCGATGTTAATATTAAGGTTTACTTCCTCGCTATTCTGCGGTTCTACACCACACTGGCGAGCATACTCAACCTGCATGCGTTCCTGCTCTTCCTGCATGCTCCGAACAGTACCACTAAGTTTAGTATACTTACGGGCAAGCTCTTCGTAGAACGTGCATACACTTGTGTTATGAAGTGCTAGCAATTCATTGAGCATCGGCAATTCTTCAGCTGAGAAGAAGATAGGCTTACCACCTTTCTTTCCAATCCGGCTAATACAATCAGCGATTGTATCACGAGTTGCCTTAGCAAGCTGGGGCGGAACAAGGTTAAATACTAAATTCGGATCGTTACTTTCCGGATTCAGCATGATTTTCGGTTCACCGTCAAAATCTTTCGGTAAGAACTTCAAACCGGTAATGTCGATAGGTTTAATCAAGAATACGGTTACTTCTTTCCGTAACGTATTCTTATCATTAAGTACATCTTCTTTGTACTTAAGATCCGGATTTGTACCTACGATAGTATAGATCTGTTCTGAGAAGAAACGACCATACTGTTTTGCTACAGCCCGATAACGAGCAAGAATCTGAGAAGCAATATTAGCTTCAGGGTTTGTCTGAGCACTATTTGTGCTAGCAGTTACTTGTACTTCCATAAAAATGTTTCCTTTCTGAGTCCGTACTTGATATACCAATACGAACCATTTTTATACTCTTGGTTAATAATTAATTTTAAGCTCTCCACCTTTCGATTATTTAATGGCACTACAATAATGGTAGTGGTGAATTCAATCACATAATCTACTCAGCATAAAAATAATAAATGTTAATTTATTTGAAAATATCTGATAATGATAAGATCTCTGATAATTTTCTGTTATTTTATTTTAAAGACCCGTTTCGTCTTGTAGAGTAAGCATTCTCTACGGAAGGATAGAATAAATTGTTACAAAAAGTCTATCGACTCTTGCTGTTTCATTCAGACCTTTTTACGTTAGCTGAACTTCCAAATACGAAACGTCTACTCTATATCGCGATTAGATGCAATATAAAGACCTCGTCGTTGACAACTGGTATGTCTCAGAGGAATTAAAAAATTACTACATTCTGCGCGAATGAAGGCGGTTTTATCTAAACCTTACTAAAAATCACAAGCTCATTACCTATAGTATGACCCACTTGTACCTCTCGGATTTCTTATTTATACTGCACGAACACGAGGATTTCCACCTCTCATCGTCTCCTTGCTTGCTTAGCTGCTATTGCTACTAAGTGTACTCTCCCTTAAATCTACCGAGACAGGGTGATAGGAGGCAGGTTATTGACGAATCAGCGTTCTCTTTACATATATACTTGCGATATATACTTTATGAGTTTCTAATGTCAGCGATGACGGTTGGCAGTCTGGGGTGACTCGTACTCCATGCAGTCTATCTTACAACTGATAATTTGCCACTTCTGTACTATCATTGAATTTCCCAATTTCATATATCAGGTTATTAGCCTAATACGAGGTTAAACAATTGAAAACACATTTTACCATTAGCTGGTTTTCTTCAGCTTTTACTGTTTCAGATTAAGAATATATCTGTCATCACATCTATATTCACTACCTTCTGGTTGTAGGATTCCAACCCTACAGCAGCTGTATTCTTACTTTAGTAAACTTAGTTTAAAGTACTTCTACTATATAGTTATTACTTCTCTTCAACTCAGGAGTGAGGCGATGCTTGTAATTAACCAGTCTTTACATATCTTGAAAAACATAAGCTCTGCTGTTTTTTAGTAGGAGTTCCTAGCGTCTCCTTAAAATCATTTTATATCATAATCATACTTGCTAAAGGTATGTGATAACTAGAATCAGGGTTATCGCGCCCTCAAACCGCTTAGACACTCTGGGTCTATTCATTCCTCATTCAATTATACTCACACGAACGAATAAGCACGTGAGTCACCTTAGACTTGAAAGACGGTATCAATCTCATATACCTCATCCCTTATACGTAAGTTCTTTTGCGGCACGCTAGTTACGGTAGCGCACAGGATTGGCTCCTGCTCCCTGGTAATCAGTCTATTTTCACCACAGTTTAGCATGGTTACTTAGGATCATTGCATGTCCAGCCTTCATATCCTTACTTTGTATAAGTATGTACCATAACACGGTTATCCTTACATTAGTATCAGTTATTTACTCCCTTTATATTACGAACCAATTATCGTAAAAACACTAGAGTTAGCCTATTTTTCCATTCAGGACGCATAGTTACGCTTTTGTATGAAGCGAGGTTGGAACCCGCTTGTTGCGTTAGTCAGCCTTAATGTTGTTTAACAATCCTTTTCCAAGGGATTGTTCAAGAACACTTTGTTCTTGTCTCAGCATCGTGTTTATATTCCTTTTTGAGTCACATCTTGATAGTGCATACGAATATAGGGATTTCGTTCCCTTTGAGCTGTTTGTAATTCAGTGTGTCTTCTCTTAAATTACGAGTCTTTAATTAATCAAATCACCAATCGGTTCTCATTATCATAATCTTATTTGAAGGTTGCTCACTCTCACCTCCTCTTACACAGGTTTCACGTGTGTAAGCTAACATCTTACCTTTTGTTATCTCAACTGTTTTAGCAGTATACATATTCTCAGATCATGTACTTTTCGGACCATGTGTAAATGAACACAAGCTTCCTGACACAGTGCGCATTGTCTTATTTTAGACACCGCTTGCCTTCTGTCGGAGTGATTTACGCTATAGTTTTACTCCTCTCGAACTATGACATAATTATAGTGTTTATAAAGCGGCTATTGTCATTAACTTTTTTCCGCTGAGGATTTATCTTCTCCTGCATTAAGTTGCTCTGGTTTGATTAGCGCAATTTTTCCAGATGATAAGTTGATATTTGCAACTACCTTCTCACCACGGCATATATCTACTATGCCATCGCTTATATCTCTACTACAGATATAATCAATCGGATCCATTTTACCCGGATCAAAACCATCCAAGCATTTACATAAATACCTTACAGACGAACGTAAGTACTGCTCTAAGTATAGGGTATTATCTACACTCTGCTTTGTCTTAGCTTCAAGAGAGTTACTAGATTCTCCTTGAATAATAAAATATTCAGTTTGAACTATGGCATTATTTAACTCACGCCTAGCATTCTTGAAGTTACGAATAATCCGAGATAATCTCATCATCGAATTAAGCGTAGAAATATTCCTATTCTTCATTATTAGAATCTTTAGTAAAAGGAGAAAGTGGCTTTACATCCTCTGGTAAGTTAGCTATACTACTTACTTTTGGAAATCCTGTATTTACTTCTTTTACTTTAGTTCTCCACTTAACAACTGGTTTAACTTCACCTGTTGTTGTTACATTGACGACTGCGTCTGTTGTTCCTTTTATGGATACTTCCTGAGTGTTTACATCGACAGCAATATTAATAGTGTCGATACTCACAGACGATTTCTCTTTAATCTGAGGTTTTGTCATAGACATTAACTCTAGATATGAGGGAATCACAGGCTGTGCCTGTACTTTTTCAGTTGTACCTATTAGATTCCAGCCAACAAAAATACTGGCGAAGAACACTACTAGAACTGATAAAACTCTACTAGTCATATTGATTATGATTTAATTAGAGTGAAAGATTCTTCTCCATGTGAGAATACGCTTCCACGCACTAAGAATCCACAGCGTTAATTTTTTTTTTCAGCTGGTTTCTCCTCTTCTGCGGGTTTCTGTTCAGTAACAGGATATTCGCCAGATACGACGATATCTTTAGCTACTTCGTATTCTGCCAGACGGTCCATAGGATCACGATACAAATTAATAACCTGACCGATAACCATACGAAGTTGATCATCTGTAGGCGTAGTCTTTTCCGGGAAGAAATTCATACGTACATTCTGAATGATCTTAGTAGCATTTTTCTTTGCTTCCTCAAGATCTATCTTCTTCTTAGGATCTTCGTCTGAAGAGATTATTATGTGATAATCATGGAGTACCTTAGTAATGTAATCATTACCAAGATTGTTGACAAGAGCCTGTAAAGCTTTGTCCTCGGTTACCTTCAACTCTGGATTTTCTTTTTGTTTCAAGCGGAAACGCTCCTGAATAAGAGCTTTTGCAGCTTGCATAACCTGCTCATCATTCCAGCCCATAGGCTTCATATGAGTGCGCAGTAACGAGTGTGCTACGATAGGAGACTGGTGCTGAGCAGTATACATGTATACAGCTTTGCCTAATCCATTGAACAAACCGCTAGGTTCGATAATAGAGAAGATTTCAGTAATCCAATCGAATACAGAACGATCGTCTAATTTAAGACGTTTGTCAGTATTCTGTTCCTTCGTGATACGGAGTGTGCGATACCACTCTACAGTGTTCACAAGGTTCACGGCAATATTACGATCCTTACGAATCAAATATTCAAGAGCAGCTTTGATCTGTTCGTCAGTTGAAATCTTTTCGATATCTAACTCAGGAACTTCAGGAGCTGCACCTCCCATATTTGCAGTATGCTTATCTTTCAGTTCTTCAGGAGTTTCTGACTTACCGAAATCAATAGCAAGCTGCTTTTCACCGTTAGGACCTTCAATAGCTTTTGGAGCTGCTAATTTGATGCCCATCATTTCAGCTACCTCGTTGAGCGGAATGATCTGATCCGGAGAGATCTGTACGATGAACTCACCGCGATCGGTACGTTCAGCGAACTCATTCTTAACTTCAACCATTGCCAACAACCATACAGCGTCAATTGCTTGTGCTGTTTGAGCATACTTTTCAGGATATTGTTCCTTAAACTCTTTGTTGTTGATAAAGCGCTGATAACCATAGTTAACCAACATGGCTTTAGCATCTGTAGAAGATTGACTGCTCTTTACAGCTCCGTCAATTGGTATACCTAATTGTCTACCAAGAGCAGTAGCATCTACCTCTTCGGCGATTACTGTAGGAACTTTACTTTTAGCTTTTGGCTTCTCCTGTTGTGCAGTACCTTTTTGGGCGGTCTGTTTGTCAGAAGTTTTTGCCTCAGCCTTTGGTTCCTGCTTCTTTTCCTCCTTTTTAGGAGTAGGAGCTGGAGCCTTAGGAGCTTCTTCCTTCTTAGCGGTTGCTGCCGGAGCAGCTACTTGAGGAGCATTAGCTTTCTCCTCCTTCTTGTTCTCAACTTTGGTTTCAACCTTAGTAGATTCTTTAGCAGCAATTTTTGCTGCATCTGCTGCAGCTTTCTTAGCTGCGTTCTTTTTAGATGACATTTTGATAATGTTTTTAAGTGTTAATAAATAAAATTGTTTCTCTTTTTTAGTATAGAAGAATTAACTATCGTCTTCTATATCTGGCGAGTCTCGTCCCTTAGTAGTATGACTATTAACTAGTACTCCTTTGAATAATGGATAGTGTGAATTGTAACTCACAACCTCAGGATGACCAACGGTAGGACCTTCTGTCACTGTCGCTACAAATTGTGTGCAATCCATACTTCCTTCATTGAAGACACTAATTAACTGAGTATAAGAAGTAAGTTCGCTATTGCTAGACTTAGTTACTTCTTTACTCAGCATACCTACTAATAGACCAGCCAGAATGAAGGATACGTATATCCACCACATTCTAGTACTACGGAATATCCGTGTACAGATAAAGGATCCTAAAAGGATCACTAAAATCCATGCTGCTGTCATAATTAGTAAATTTTAATTAGTTAATAATTGTTTTAATTTATCTCTCGCTCTGTTGAGCCGAGATTTAACTTGCGACTCTGTGAGTCCAAGTTGTTCAGATATCTGTTTGTAAGACAGATTCTGTATCGAACGTAGTTCAATAATATTCCTATACTTAAAGCGTAAGCGTGACAAGGCACTATCTAGCATCGAACGGGTTTCATCGAAGATATAATCTTCCTCAGGAGAGTAACCTGCAGTGTCACTCAACTGGAAACAACTGTCACTGTCGTCAATCCAATAGTTCGCGCTTTCTTTCTTTGTTCTACGAATATAATCAATACTACTATTGATAGCTATAGTCTTTAGCCACATTTCAAATGATATATTTGTTACGTAGCTATCTAACTTGCTAAAAGCTTTAACGAAAGTAATAGATAATAAATCATCTGTAGCATCTTTATTATTAACAATACGATATATTGTTATATAAATAATCTGCTTATACTTTTCATAAAGCTTAGTAAAGGCAAGCTGGTTGCCTTCTTTTGCCTGTTTGATCAGTTCGGAAATCTGTTGTTTTTCTAAATCTGTCATAATTACGGGCTTTAAATAGTGGGTATGGAGCCGATCAAAGCTCCATACCCTTAAAATGGTAAACCAAGTATCCATTTAGCATGCCATTCCTCCCAATCCCTTGAGAATTCTTTATAAGTATCCCAGATACATTCCATGAATCTTATTTTCAACTCGAATGAAACTTTATTCGCATCTAACTTGTTGATCATACCACATACGATTCGTATTCTAACATCTAACGTTGTCTTAGAATCTTTTCCGATTCTTTGAAGGATATTAGCATCGAACCAACATATTATGTGGTTTACTGGTTTAATAGCTTTAAAACTCATTGTTTTACATTCATTTATAGCCATTTTGAGAAAAATATTCCAGTCTGGATTCCAGTTATACAAGCTATAAAGTTTCCCTGATGTAGAATATACATGATTAGTTAGGCAGTATATATCACTATATACTTTCTTAGTTACCATTGTCTTTTATATTGTTTTGCTATCTGCATTACTACAATATGAGCTTGAGCAAGAGACCAACCAGTGTTCTCAATGATATAAAGCTTAGTAGCATTAATACCTCTACCAGCGATAGAGATATCTTCAAGATAGCGATTTGTGAAATCCTTTAACTGATCATCAGTTATATCAGGTTTCTTACTACCGCGTACACTTTTCTTGTAAGGCGGTAACTTACACATATCAGAGTATTCAAACTCTTTAAATATGCATAAATCAGGATTATGCAGTACAGTTTGGATTTCATATGAATCCTCTTCTACTACTCTGAACTGACCTCTTTGAATGACGTCGTTCATTACTAATGCTCGTGGTATTCTTAACACAGGAGCTTCACCTACAACGTTTGCAAGCAATTCGAAACTATCAGTATAAATATGATAGATTCCGGGACGATTTAATTTCATGGTTATGATTTTTTATTGATTTCATTACTAAAGTTGTTTTGAATAACTTCTAATAAACTCGATAGAGATAAATGAGGAAATTTCTCATTCAATGACATAGCTGCTTCCATGTCTGTTCTACTGTTATTAATCATCTTAATAACTTCTTTCTGTTCTGCTTTAGTTTCGAAAGAAAACCATTTTTTTATCTGCATGTCTCTTCATAATTTTTAATTGCATCATCCAGTTTTCGCCACTTATTCATGTCTAAATCTGTAGCTTCTACAAGATAATAGATCGAACATGTGCGTTTAAAGACTCCTCGAATATACATCATACCTTCACGATAATGATGTTTATTCTTGTATTGTCTTGGAACATTAGCATGAAGTCTGTTAATTAACTCAGTCTTCATTTTCATTTCAGTTGAGGCTTTCTCCCATGATTCTGGTAGATTCTGCCTGATAAAGTTCATTAATCCCATTCCAAATTAATTTTATTGATTAAAATTAGTTATTAATTGTAGCATTGAAGGGAGTCGAACCCTCTACAGCTCCTACGTCTGACCTAACCCGGTATGCTCCAGCTTTTTACGACATTAGCTTAGCCGTTTGGTTTATCTCACGCTACTAGACGTGTATAATCCATTACATAACTTGTATTGCCAGTTATCTGCTCATTGACCTATTCTACTTCACATTGTCGCTGTCAAATTCATTCAGCCCCTATTTTGCAGGATTCCCACCTGCTATGAAGCTTTGCGGCTCTTAACCTAGGAGTGGTTTATACCCTTGCCAGGAGGAATCAAACCTCCATGCTTCTGACCGTGGAGCTGGAGGGGATCAAACCCTCGTCCATACGACTGATTCATAGACCTAACAGTCAATTTCTTTAAGAAAATGGTATAATTTCATTGGTTAGCATTAATAAAGTTGCTTCACAGAATCCTGACTCCTTGTAGTACTCAATGCAATATCCTACATTATCTGTGATATGTACCTCAATAAAATCATTATCATCTACATGTTTTTGATAACTACTTTCATTACTCCAATTTCTAGTTTGAATAAATCCAGCTTCTTTTAAGTTATTTACTAATGTTTCTTTATCCATTTCTTTAATATTTTTTGTGGTATTGGACGATACCACTTAGTGGTTATGTAGGCGACCAAACCTACATAACCTTTGGTCTTTAATTATTATTTAATTTTTTATAATGCCTTGATAGCTGATCTAGAGGTATAGTCTCTTCTGATTCCCCACCAGATAACTATACGGTACAGAGTCAGTATTTCTACTGCTCAACACTACTCTAATTGCCGACTTGATATCATGAAAATGCTATTGCATAATATACTCGTCTGAGTATAGAATCTATACATCTATATTGCGCAATTTAAATATACATCTTCACGATCTTAGGCACATGATCAGTGGCACGTTGTCAAATGTCCTCTCTCCGGCATCGGTCAGTATTATTACTGCCTTACACTTGTTTGAGTCTACGTTAATTCGTAGAGTAGCTGCTTATTATCAGGGGCAAGCCCTCACCATACGCATTCATACCACTACAGCTTCACTATATAGTCAGTATCACTACTGCTAAAGTATCATGCTTGGACTTTGCGTGGAAGTGTTATCTTCTCTCCAGAGTAAGATTACGCCAATTCCATTCCCAGTTGGCTTTCGGATATTGTTCCGTCAGAGCATTAATCTGCTCGTTCTTCTTCGTGTCGGACTCTCCGATAAGCTTATCTGCGGTTCGTTTCTTTTCAGCGATTTCTTTGTGGAAGTCATCAATAGAGATGTCGCCGGAATTCAGTTTGTTATCCAGTTCAGTGATCTGTTTTGTGTAGTTAGTACTGATCTTCGCAACTTCATTTGCGTGGCGCATATTAATGCAGGTGCGCTTACGAATATACGAACTCATATTTACACAATCCATCAAGCGTGCGGTGAGTTCTTCCTTACGCTTTTCTGAAATTCGTTTCGCTGCTTCTTCAGCAATCTCTTTTGTTACTGTTGCGTCTTGTTTCAACACAGTGTCGATATTCTCCGCTGTGATTTCGCTTACTTTTACTTCTTCTTTTGCCATTTTGAAATAGTTTTAAGAGTTTGATACTTTATTTAATTAACACTAAATTATTTCTACAAAATCATACGATGTAAAGAAATGAGCTTTTGCATATAAGCAAGTAACTCTCATATAACCTAGTTTAAAGGTTAATGTTACATATTGATGTGTGTCATGTAAGTTTTGAGCTATTATTTCATCTAGTTTCCCAAAATAGGATATAGCTCTAATCCTTTCAGCAGTATTATCTGTAGGTTTGATCTTAACTACAGTCTTACCACAGTTCATGCTGCTCTTTTCTTTGCAAGATACTCTTTACGAAGACGTCTCTTGCGTTGTTTGCATGATTCACGTCTGCCTTCTTTAATGAGCTGACGATACTTATAAGCCAGATACTTACGCATTCTTTCTTCGTTAAGAATACCTAAATATACAGCTTCTCTAGCTAAGTTTTCAGCTGCTTTCTTTTCTCTAGCTTTAACTGCGCTAGCTATACCTTGTTCTGTGAAACCTCTTCTTTGAAGTCTCTTGATCATTGCATTATATTTCATTTTGATATGAATTTTAAAGTTAAAGAACTGTTCTATGTATTTGTACATCTTATTTCATAGATATCCCTCATCCTTCTCTCACTTTATCTATAGATTTATAGATTGTCGTTGTATGACCGTTATGTTTGACACATATTAGGGCTCTGGAAGTATTTACAGTTCTTTTGGGTTGATTGGAATCCACCATACTAACAATTTAATTAGTAATATATAACAGCGGGCAGAGGCTCTGGCGGAACCTCTTTGCTTGGACTGTTCTTTGGTATCATTCTGAGTTTACACTCATGTTGACATACACTACAGTCAACGATATCGTTGCGTGTAGGACATAATTTTGTTGGTGTTTCTTTACCAGTTAAGTTTGAATCGCTCATGATCATCTCGATTGAACAAATGCTTGCACAACATAGGTTTACAAAGCTCTCCAAACATTTCTGCTTGATATTCTTCTTTAAACTCTAAGGAAGTACCGACAGCAGCACCGGAATAACCCCACCCAACGCTAGAACTGACAGCCAGCAACCCAGCAGATTCTTTACTTCTGTGATCAGTATATACTAAACCCCAGACGAAATACCTTACTGTATTTTCATCAGCAAGATCTGGTTTCCAGTCTCCTCTGATTGCTTTTGCGATTGTTTCCAATTTGATGAAATTCCTAGTTTCATCGCTCAGTTTGTAGCTCTTATAATTAGCTACAGGACTAATTTTTAGCAATTTGCAAGCATCCTCGTAAGGATGTTCTTTACTCAATTCTACCATTTTTTGATCTTTTATAAGGTTCCAGCTTCTTATGTTTAGGACGTTTCTTATATTCCGTCTTATTCTTAGTTTCCTTCTCCTTGTTTGCCATAACTAATAAAGTTTTATCAGTTTGTTGATAATTTTTAGATGATCACCTAAGTGCCTGAGATCATATTTATCCAATATCATCCCTATAGGGAGCGGCAAGTATTCGGTTTCTATCAGAAACTTAATTGCTGCTTTATGAGCTCTCAATTTATCATTTCTAGCAATTGCTATAGTAAGAAGCTCAGCAAAGTTTGGAGCTTCAGAAGAAATGATACTAAGATTGTTTCTTAGATCAACACAGAACTCTTGAACAATCTGATCAATCGGAATAATTTTCTTAGCTGGGGTAGCTCTTCCTACTAAGATTCCGGCAGTAATTATATCTCCTACTTCAGTATCATTAAGATACTTAATAGATGATTGTGATACTCCGTCTCCATTCACATTCTTTACTAAGGTTTTCAGTAAAGCATCTAGTGTCTTTTCATCTGAAGAAGCAAATTCTCCAGTAAAGGTAATGATAATTGCTTTCATAAATTATTGATTAATTATTTCTACTTTAATTTCGTATTCCTCTAGCTGTGCTAACATATGATCTGTAGCCATACTAGATTTAATGAGCACGTAGGGACAAAATTCTAACTTATCTCCTGCTTTCATCCTACATATTGGTTTTGCTTCAGATAAAGTAAAACCTAATATTTTGGTTAATGCTAGTAAATTAGCTAGAAAATGTTCTGTGTTTAAGGTAATAGATTTTAAATACCTTTGCGATTCCTTTTTCATTTTTTACATAATCTTAAATTGTTAGTTAATAATAATGACGACGCCTAGGGCACTCTAGGATAATTTAATAAGACGTGTAAGTGCCTACACGAATCCTACATCAAACGACTTTTCTAGATTGTTAATAAAGAAACCATTTGTTAATAATAAATCTAAGTCTTTTTTAAGTGTTAAAAATTTATTAGATTAGCTCTCTGTTTAAACACTGAACATATGTTCCTTAGAAGTTGCTAATTCCTAAGCGTGTACCTGATTTTAACGTCCGCACGATCGTAATATTTGCAATTATCAGTACTAATTAGAGCAATTGCCACTCTTCTTCTCCCGCTTAAAAATACTACTTACGCCCCACAGGTTTGTCATTTTCTGACGACGCCACATCTATTCTCACGAACCAATGTAGCTTGGCTGTAAATAAAGTTTAATCTTTACTTCTTTTTTACTTCATTAACGCCTTAATGAGTCTCTTGGATTCCTTGCAGAATCTACACTTAACATGGGTGTAATAACGTCTTTTTGTATAATTGCGCCATGCTGTATATCCTTGTATCTGGATTTGTTTGACTCATATATGTTAACAATGTCAGCAATAGACAATGATGTACCATGTGTCATCAAAATATCTACTAATATTACGTCTGATAAAGACAAAAATACACTGTCAACACGTTGACTTTCCTTCAAATCATTTCTGGCTTGAAGTACATCCTGTACAGTTAATACAGGTTCTACCTCTATTTGAGGTTCTTGTGATACATTTTCCTTTTCAGGATTAATGCTCTCAGCTATTCGATCATGACCGAAATAGACTGATACTCCTACGAATATGGCTAATACCAATGCAAATAGGATACTCCAGAAGATTGTATTTCCTCTGTTTGGTTTGCGATCAAGTTCTTCCATGCTCTTAACCCTCCGTTTCTTCGTACAATGATTGAACAACTTTGATACTTTCAGCTACTTCGAATTCTCGATCCTCAGTATTTACTACTGTTGTATCATCATTTACTACAGCATAACAGAATGATGCTGATGCAATGAGAATCTCTTCTCCTGTTTCTTTGTCATGTACAATAAAACTTTTCTTTTTCATTTTGATAATGTTTTTAATTGTTAATAATTATTTAATAGTATCACCTACAAAGTATACATTCATATACAGATAATCTGCAACGTATGCTTTATATTCATCTCCAGTAACAGGATTTACTAAGTAGAATACATAATCTTTATCAGTTTCCTGATATTTGTTTGTTAATATGTATCTCTTAAACCTCATTTGTAAGTCTACAAAGTTGTAGGGGTCCTTAGTATCTTCAGTAATTTGTTTATAGATTAATAGACTTAACCAACAAATAATCAGAATAGATACTACAATCATACTAATCCTATTAAGGATGTTGTGATTCGCTTTTACTTTGACTGCCATCTCTTCTTATTTCTCTCCACAGTGAAATGTAACCTACTATTACTACTAACACTATAACAATACATGCAATAATTAGGAATGCGTTAAAGATTGTAATTAACAAATTTCCTTCTACTGTGTGCATAGAATATTAGTTTATATTAACTGTGCTTTCTTAAATAAATTAGACCAAAAATTGTTACCTTTTTCTGATTTGCGCCAAGTAAATGATCTTAGTATAATAATGTGTGGAAAGTCTGTCATTAAGTTAATAATCCGTCTTGTTTTGTTATAGTTTGGCATTACTAGGCTATTAACTTCTGTATCTTTAATAAGATTTCTTACAAAAGCACTTAAAGCTTTCTCTTCTATAAGTAACTTAAGCAATTCATAAGGCATTTCAGTTACTATTAAATGCTGTAAAGATTGTTCTTTCTTCATATTACTGATTATTGATTAATACTCTTAAATAATTTAAACACATTAGCTTCGCATGTAAACTAGGAAGGTTTGTTTTTTAACATGCTACTGGACCACGTATCGCCACGATGAGGCTGTGTTTATGATAGGGAAACTACTACAATACCTTATTTGACACGGATTTTACATGTAGTAGTTGATAAAAGATATGTAATACTCCTATTTTATTTCAATTTCAAAGCCATTATACTTAAACTGTCTTTCTATGTTTTTCATAGTCTCTTTGTCTAATTCTTCTGTATATAGCTTTTTCATTGGAATTTTGGTAACACTTGATTTATCGTCTGTATACATATCGACTAAATCTTTTGTTTCCTTTAATCCTGTACTAAAGAGATCTTTTAGTAATTTTATTACTTGTAATTTGCGAGTTGCTGTACCTATTATAGTTAATAGTATGTCTTTCTTTGTCTCTTCTCCTGTTATTAAAACAGATAAGAATGCATCAATAGCTGGTTCATTAGAAAATGTATCTAATGCTTGAGCTAGTTTTTCTTCAGTTATTTGATTGCGTACAAATAAACTGTTAAGTACATATTTCTGAATTGAGTTCATATATATAATATTTAGTTAATAATCAAATAAATTTAAACTAAAGTAAGCGCATTATAGTAGAATAGAGTGCATGCGATTACTAACTATGCTATTCTCTTACTTTAGTTTGAGACTTCTTTCTTGGTTACTTCTTGCTCAGGGAAGACCTCAACTATTTTTCTTTTTTTAGATCCGCATCGTCATAGTTAACAGGTGCGGCATCTTCTCACTATGTAACGTGAGGTTACAATCTCAAAAGATACTTATTGTTCAGTTAGTATCATACTGTATAGGACTAATTACAATGAAATTAGTTTAACATTTCCTTATCCTATCTTTATTGGTTAGAGTTGTAAGTCATCTAACTATCCTTTTATTCCTATTTTTTCAAAAAGAGTTGCACCATACCAATAGGAAGTATGCCTCTACCACGTGGATTATAATACAATTTAGATATCCTTAGCCGTGCATAGCGTATCTACATCTAATATTGTATTATTCTTTGACTCTGCATTCTTTAATCGACTTGTCACGATCTTTCGGTAGCATTAAAGAAAAGAGTTATAATAATATAGTATGTTAGCGTTACCTAACTATTTACAAGGACATACCTTACCTCTATTATTATAACTGTACGTGGTCAAACTTATCCATCTCGGACTTGTAGTTATTTGCATTTCGAAGATTATCTACTTTGCGACAAATCTGTTTTTATAGTGAATATTGTTTTTCTATTTTGAAACTACACTATCTTCACAGACTGTGTAGTTGTTCTTCTCTTTAACTAAGAAAAGAGGTGTTATCTGGGTTCAAAAAGGTCTTTGAAAAAACTCTTAATCGCCACCGTCTTCCACGGCTTGCGTCAGGTTTCCCTACCAAGCTCTTACGAGTATTTATATAATGATAGCACTGATGATTAAGAGTTTATTTATACTTCTATTAACTATAGCATTTTACACCTAAAACTTATAACTGCGCAACGCATAGCCTGAATGTCACACGTTCTCTATCAGTCCACAGAATTCACTGCTTCATCTGGCAGCTGAGTACGCCCTTACGTCTGCCAACTATACTATTATAAGAAACTGGTGCCCTCAATGTCTTGGGAAGTTATTGAGTTTTTTATTGTTGTTGTCGATTATTGTCTTTTAAAACCAGTTTTTCTGTCATAATGGAAAACTGGTAAACCACTTTGCTAAGACCTCGAGTTTTATTTGCGAGTTATGACTTCATCTTTGTGTCCAATAGTAGATTAAACTACCTATTCCTAATGCTGTAGGAATTTGCATTATTGGATGTTCATATACCATTGCTAATAGGAACATAAAATCTATAAAAGCACAGATTATTCCTACTATGTAAATGATAGTGCTTAAACATGATTTATTTTCTTCTTTCATATTTATATTATTTAATTGATTGATTCAAATAAATACCAAGCTTTCAGCAACTCTGTTGGGAGTACTTGGATTGAGCAATGATCGGTTCGTATCTAGCATTTCCAACAATGTCTAGAATTGTCACGATGTTCTTTTAGGGCGCGAACTAACCTGCCACCATGGAATTTGTTATTTCGTGTATGAAAATACAAATGAAAATGATAGACTATTATTTCTCCGGTCTATCAGCAGATTTTCACTTGTAACAACTCTTCACTTCGGTGGTCTATGTTATCTAACCACGCTAGTACTTACATTGGTTTTCACAAACGGCTAGTGTTCTAACTTTAAATTCATAATGATGAAAGTTTGGAGTATATACGCTTTCAACTTTTACGTTTAACAAAAAATGATAATTTTCATTTTTATGACTTCTCATAAGGTATTGCAACCCGAATTAACCAATAATATATTCATGCTTTTTAGCATCATAGATGCGAATACTTCTTGAAATATAATTAAAATTATTCTTCCTTCTGTATTTTCTTGCATCTTTTAATTGATAATATGAACATATAAATTCACCATCATCAAATTGGACTTGATATCTTTTCATGTATCTAAAAAATTATGTATTAAAATCGACTATCTCAAATTATTTTGGCATAGTGCAATCGCGAGAAGGTGTGGCTTTTATACCACACCTTTGTAGTTAATCGTCTTCAAACGATAACTTTTTTTTACCTTTTGCCACACCTTGTACTAGAGCCTCGTCTCCGCCTTCGTGGTCGTTTTGTTTTGCTTTCTTAGCGGCTGCAATTTGCCGCTCTTTTTCAAGCTGTTTTTTTGCAGGTGTAAACATTTTTCCCGTTCCGGCATCAGTTTCTAGACCGTTCACCCAAGCGCGTTTTGCTTTTCTTACTGTATTTTCGATAGGTGTATCTTTCCCGTCTGCATCTGTTTTACAAGTAGACGTTACCCAAATAGTACGGAAAAGTTTACGCCCTTTTTCATCCGTTTCATCTGTTTCATCTCCTTCCTCTGCTAAAATCCAGTCACCCGCCTTAATACCGTTATCCTCGTTATCATTAACATAACGGCGAAAATACGGCTCAGGTGCATCTATTTCAAAACGATTTAGGTTAATTGTCGGATAAGTAGGTTTTTCTCCCTTTTCAATAGCTTTTACGCCCTTTTCCCAAATTCTACCGAACAACTTCATAACACGTTCATCATTTGGAAATAAGACCGTTCTAAAGGGCGATATATTACGAGATGAATTAAACACGTTCGTAATGTCGCCACTCTCTAAAAGGTTGTTTAGGTCTTCCTCACTCATTTCATCTAATTCTTTGTTTTCAACAATCGGACTAGCCTCAACGTAAAAACAAACGTTAATTTCGTTGAATGCGTTTTCCATTTCAACGGCATCAATTTTTGTAATTTGCGATTTCATACACATTTTTAGATACCTTTTTAATAACGGCAAACGTTAGCCCTTACCGGGTATCTCCTCCGTATCCATATATCGGGGAGTGATTATGGTGCAGCTTCACACACTCACTTTTTCTCTCATAATTTTGATACCCCCTATCTAAATTTTAGTATATAAAAAATTTTTATATATTTTTTTTCTTAAATAATGTTAAATAATAACTGCTAAATAGCCCTAAACATTGTTAATAAGTGTTAACAAATATGCAACCTAATAACACTAACAAGCGTTTATATGGGGGTAAGGGGGATATTACTACAAACTGTATATCTTAAGTAAGTAGTAATAATTATTTTTTATTAGTATATACTCTTACTTTAGATAATACAATTGAGATATGAAAAGAAAGATAGAAAAAGATTTAATGTTTATCATAGAGAGTGAAATAAGAACTGACTTATGCATCTTAGATAAAGTAGAAAGAGATGTAGAAGTTAATGTCTACTTAAGTAAGAACTTAATGGATAGACTACTTGAACAACGAGATATCAAAGCAGAATTAGTTCAACCTAGAGTGCTAAAATATAAAACGACTGATAATCTTTTGATAACACTCTATCAAGTAGATGCTTTTGATAATGATGAATATGATATAAGTTATGATATATGAAAAATATTAAATACAAATATACCAATACTAAAGCGCGTTCACCTTTTGGTGATTATTTAAACTTCAACATAGCAAGAGAATTAATGAGCAGTAATGATAAAGAGTTTATAGGATCAACTGATGACGGTTGGAGTAGTATATATAAGATTAATAACGTATATTACGTAAGTAGATCTAACGATATGGGTGAATATTATTTAACAGAAGTAGAATTAATAGATTAAGACTATGAAACAACAAGAACAAATGCCATTAGCATACTCTGGCAAATACATAGATTACAAATCAAAGACTTATTTTTTAGCACCAGAAAAATCACAGGGTGGTTGTATGGGCTGTGACTTACTAGGTGGAGGTATCTGTACTAAACAGTTAACAGACTACTGTAGACAAGGTTATATTCTTAAGAAAGTTAAACTATGAAGCTAATTGATGTAAATAAGATTAATTGGGAAAAGGTTTTTGGGAGTTGTGTATTCCCCTTAGATTTACTTAATGAAGACTATGATCCATCTATAAAACCAGAAGATTATATTTGGGAAGTCATAAATAAGCTAGAACCAGCTACTCCAATAGAAGAAGACTTCAATCCTTGGACAGATAGAGAATACGCATTATAAATAATATTATTATGACAATATACGATTCAGAATTAGCAGAGATAATCAAAAGCCAAACTCCAGTAGAGATCAATGGTTTATAGTATATAATAGAGCCTAATAGAGCAGGTAGTTGTGATGGCTGTGCATTTATGAACAGTGGTAAATGCCCACAAAGAGCAGTAACTTATTGTTGTTCAAATGGTGGAAATATACTAATAAAAGCAAACTAATTAAAGAATAATACGTTATTAGTAGAAACTAAGTTAAAAAAGAATATGGAAGATAAAGTATTAGAAACAGTAGTTAATGGTATTACTTGGAATATGTTAAAAGACGTACTAGTTAAACCATTAGCACCTATTATGGTTACTAAGGAATTTACAGAACAAATTCCTAATGGTAAAGTAGATGAAAATGGGTTTAATGAGTATGATACTCAAACAGAAACTAAAGAAGTAGAATCTGATTGGGCTACTGGTATTGTATTGAAAATCCCTACTAATATTACTGACCCACAATTTAAGGTTGGAGATACTATTGCTTATAATAAGAAGTTTGCAATGTATTTTGATCTAGTAAAAGATACTCAGCTGGTGAAACCTTATGATATTGTTGCCGTTAAGTAATATATATTTAAACATATTTCTAACCCTGCTGAAAGGCACTGAGAGCTCGACTTAGGTCGGGCTTTCTTTTTATATGTTAATTAACTGTTAACAAATGTTAAAAGCTATTAACTATTTTAACATGTAGCGTTTATAGAGACATGGAACAATTAATAGTATTAGGTCTCTGTTCTTTTATGATGTGGTTAGCCATATGGGGACTTAATGATAAAAATAAGAAATGATATGTTAAAATATAAAGTAATTAAAGATTTCGGATCAGCCAGAAAGGGCGATGTGTTAGTAAATAGTGTTGAAGATCCTCAAGTATTTACTATGGAATGTAGCAATGGTGATATCGAAGGAGATAACTATTCATACAGATCAATGAGTATATCTGATGATATTGCAGATCTATACGTAGAGGAAGGATACTTAGAAGAAGTAGAAGACAACAAATCTACTAAAGTAGTAGAACTGATAGATGATTTAGTAAATCAGTACGATAAAGATTATAAAGAAGTAATGGGCAAATACTCAGAAGGCAAAGTTCCTCCTTGTGTTAAGTTGGAAGCTGAAACAGTATATTATAATCTTACTAAGGTACTAAATAAAATTAAAGAGGAATTAATTAATGAATAAATTGGTTAAGGTAAAATGAATTTCATAAACGTTTATTAGAAGAACTGTGGAGTTTATAGGATAATAAATAAATATAATAATAACTGTTATATTGGAAGTTCAAATAATTTAAGATAGAGATATCGTTCTCATTTGAATAGGTTAACTAAGAATAAGAACAAATGTTCTATACTTCAAAGAGCTTTTAATAAATATGGTTAGGATAATTTCATTTTTCAAGTGATTCTATGCTGTGATTCTAAAGATAGACTCTACTATGAACAACAATTGATAGACGAATTAAAACCTAGATACAATGTATATATTCAAGTTAATGATAGTCCGCTAAGAACCATTCCAATGAGTAACATTACTAAAGAGAAATTACGAATGTCTCATCAAGGAATTAAGTTAACAGAACAGCACAAATCGAATATATCACAGGGTTTAAAAGGTCATAAAGTTAGTGATAAAACTAAACAAAAATAGAGTAGTGCTAGAAAAGGAATAAAATTCAAAGAAGAAACACTATATAAAATGTCAATTGCTAAGAAGGGTAAACCTTGGAGTGAGAATAGAAGATTAGCACAAAATAAAATAATAAAATGAATAAACTTGTAAAAACCGTATCTAGAACCGATTTATACAGAGAATTTCTAAATAGCCTTAATGGTATACTTAAGCTTACAGACAGGGAGTTAGAGTTGTTAACAACATTTATAGATATAGATGTCAATACACCAAAACTCCCTAATGTAAGGAAGAATGTAATAAGTACTGAGAATAGGAAGTATATTAAACGTACTTTAGGTATTACTCCTGATAATCTTAGTAGATACATAGCTAAGTTCAAACAGCAAGGCATATTAAGGGTAGGTAAAGCAGATGATGAAGTAATGGTCAGTAAAGCTTTGATACCTGAAATAATCGGTGATAGAGTACAAATCACAATAATATTAAAAGTTAATAAAGATGAAGATGAGGTCATTCCTGCTTGAGGCAGGATCTATAATAGCGTGGAAGAAGTATCCTTATATTAAGAAGCTATGGAGTAAGATTAGAGGCAAACAGTTACCATTTAATATGTTTACTATAGTAACTAATAGGACAGAACTACTTACTTCAGATTATATGAAGGATATAGAGATATATGAACCAATACGCAAATATAGTAAACAAGAGCAATCTAAGATAAGTGTACTTGCGAGTGACACATTATATAGCAGTGATTGGGTAGATGTAGCAGCATTAATAAATATAATTAGACCTAATACGTTAAATGGTCCTATTACATTAGCTACATGTAAATACTATAAGAAGGTTGAATGGCATGAGAAATTAGACGAGTATATATACTAAACTAAGTAATAAGTACAACTTACCGTATCAAGTGGTTGAAGTAATATGTAACAGCCCTTTCAAGTTTACTAATAAGGTAATAACAGAATTAGATCCTAAACCGGTTATGTTTGCTTACTTAGGAAAGTTCAAAATAAAGAAGAGATATGAAGAAGAAGCGAAAAATTGATATGTATGACCCTCAGATATATCCTAGGAAGCTATGGGTAGCTGTAGGACCAGAGGAGTTAGATGAACAGTTTAAGTTCTACTTAACAGATAAATCTGGGGTAATAGAAAACATAGACGAAGAGTTTGAGCAAGAAGGTATAGCAATGAGTACATACTCAGTATGTAGAAAATCAGACGGATTGTATGGGTGTTTAGTATATGCTCCTAACTTAGAAGTAATTACAGACGATGCAATACCACATGAAGCAGTACATGTAGCTGACTATATGTATGAAGAATTAGGTGTACATGCTATAGAATCATACTCTCAAGGAAATGAAAATTATGCTTACTTAGTTGGTTGGGCTGCTGGTTGCATCAGTAAAACTATAATTAAAGAGAAACAAAATGATATCTGATCATATATTTCAATGCATGAAAGAAGATAGTAGTGATTACTATCCTACTTCAGGATATAGAATAATACCCGGAGTTAGAGAAGTTCCAATAGAGATAGCATATAAAACTCTTTATATATGTGATCTTATACATAAATATATAAATACACCGGATATTAAAATACTTAATAAATTAAAAGAAATGACACACGAAGAAAGCAAAAATATGTGGGAACTGGAGAAAAAGAACTCTAGACCAGAACTATTCACTAAACCAATGAAAAAGTTATATGATGTAGTTGAGAAATGTATTGAAGATGATATTATCAGATATGATGATTTCACAAGCGATATGATTGATGAACTTACTACAGTAATGGTAGAGAATGGTAAGAAAGAAGAAGAAACTACATTAGATAGAGCAGAACAAATTGATCAGATTTGCAATAATTTAACTAAAAAGTATGAACAGAAATATAATACCAGAGAGTCTGGAGTAGGAGCTACAGACGTACACACAGATAGTGCAGAAGTACAAGACACTGAAGGACTATGTGAATCCGAATGTGCCACTGTAGAGAGCACTAACGATAGTACAGAGATTGCATAAAGAAAAGTATTTAGGATATAAAATTGATTGAATTATGGTAAAGTATATAGCGACAAAGAGAGAAGGCGATGTAATAGTAGCGAACTTCGAAGAACAAAAAGTAAGCAAAGCTACATATGGCAGTGGATTTGATTATAGTTATACAATAACTGAACCGGGTGAATGGATTGTGGATGGTGAAAAGTTATTTGATGTCAACGAAGGAGATGTAGTACTTAAGATGTACTCTGTTACAAATAATTGGGAAGAAAAAGAATATATTAAGATAAATTCTCCTGAATTGAGAGATTACGAAAATAGAAGAGCAGATTGCGAAAAACAGCGCGCATTGGAAAAACCTCGTAATCTAAATGAATGTGTTTGTTGTGATGTAGCTGAAGCATAATGTATGGAAAAGATACTAATAAACAAACGAGGAGAAGCGATATCATTTAACACTGAATCGAACTCTATTACTCCAATGATAGACAATATCACATGCAACTTATACTAGGCAGATAAAGATGGTCAAGTTGTTACTAATAATGAAGTTATTGACGTCAAAAAAGGAGAATTTATACTATATTGCAGATTATGGTAGGAAGATAAATTTATAACAAAAACAGTAATTATATCTGATCCTACAACTATTTATGATTTGAACGAATGGTATAAAGAACTAAATAAACAGGATAATGAAACTATTTGATATAGTCGGTGGTAAAGTTGTAATTCATTCTGATGCCTTAGGTATCCCATGCTTTAAAAAGGTATGGGATGCTGATAAAGCAGATAAAGAACATGCTACTAAAGTAATCAGTTACATTGTACTTAAGAATAAATGGAATAGTCCTTATGTACTAAGTATGGATCCTGATAGCATCGAGTCCAAGTTGAAAGAAGAACTATTCGATGATGTTAATTATGAATTATCTGCAGCGGAAGTAGCATGTGAAGAACAGTTTAAAGAGTTCTGCAATACTCGTCTACTTAGGATGTTACAGAATATGAGACGTAAGCTTGACAGTTTCAGTGATTACTATGAAGAATCATTAGGTGAAGACTTAGATGAAAAGAAAATTGAGAAGTATTTAGCTGGATTTGAAAAGGTAAAAGGAGCTTATGTTACTTTAGATTTCTTGGAGAAAGCAGTAAAAACAGAAGAGCTTAGTACGTCTAAGATTAAAGGTGATGCTAAAGTTAATCCTTATGAATTGACAAGATAATACATCAATTACAACTTAAATTAAACAACACGTTATAATAGATAAAATTGAACTAATATGAAAAAGCAGATTGATATTGTCATTGATATGACTAAAAGCAAAGAAGAGATTTGGGCACAGATTGATGAAGCATATAATACTTTGAGAGCATTGAATGCTAAGAAACCTAGTCTGTGGAAGAGAATCAAATCTTGGTTCTAAACCAAGCGACGATATGGGGTTACGTCGTTAAAGAAAGAACCCCAGCACATTGCCCTATGGTGTAATGGTCAAGCACAAGAGGCTCTAACCCTCTTGGTCTGGGTTCGAATCCTAGTGGGGCTACCAATAAATACAGTATGAGAGATCTAGTAAAGATAAACTATGACAAGAATAATCCAAAAGCAGTAGTATGGATAGTCAAAGAAGAATATGACAAATAGAAGAAATACTATGAAGAAATGGAACGAAAATTCTTCAGAAAATACTGGTTTGGATTAGAAGAAGAAATATGTAAAGATTATCTCAAAGAATGTTTTGATTTAAAAAGAAGCTTAAAGTAGTGAAGTATGGCGCGCATACAACGTAACCTCCTAAGTCACTGACTATATAAGAAAGCTTATAGTTAACACAGCTCATGATGGACCTAATCGTAAGTAGGTGAGTTTAACAGAGTTCTCAGATAAACTGTAGTTTTAAACTAAGAGAATTATAATCAATTTAATGGTAGACTTCAATAAATAGATAAAAAATAGCAATAAGTTTAGACAGCCAGCCCTCAAGTTTTTGGAGACTGGCTCTTATTGTTAGTATCCCGCTGGTACGTCAGAGTACTTTAAATATTGGGATGAATAGATGGACAGATGTAAGTATGGTTATACTGCTGATGATGGAGATTTCATTAGTGGGTATAACTATTTTTATTTAAACTTCTGCCCTATTCAAAGAATTATCTATACTACAATTACTAATCCTGATGGATCTACAACTACTAAGAAAACACGTGATTTGTAGTTCCCAGACTTCTATGACTATGACTATTACTTCTTCTTAGCAGTAGAAGATGCAGAAGAACAAAGTAAACACTTATGCGCACTAAAGAGTAGACGTAAGGGTTATTCGTATAAGAATGCAGCAATGGCATGTCGTAACTACTATCTATTCGCAGGTAGTAAAACATATATCTATGCTAGTAATAAGCAATATCTAACAGAGGATGGTATTCTTACTAAAGCATGGGACTATATGGACTTTATAGATAAGAATACAGCTTGGGGTAAGAAGAGATCTGTCAATACTTAGATGCGTAAACGTGCTGGTTTCTTTACTAAAGATGAATACGGCAATGAGGTTGAGAGCGGTTATAAATCAGAAATCATTGGTGTTACTCTAAAAGATAACCCAGATGTAGTTCGTGGTAAAGCTGGTAAACTTATTATATTTGAAGAGGCTGGTTCCTTCTCAGAATTAGGTGCAGCGTGGCAAATTGCTAGACCATCTGTAGAACAAGATGGTATTGCGTTTGGTACTATGATTGCATTTGGTACAGGTGGTGATGAAGATAGCCACTTTGAAACACTGAAAGATATGTTCTATAATCCAGATGGTTATAACTGTCTAGGATTTAAGAATATATGGGATGAAACTCCATCTGACAAGCTATGTGGATTCTTTATTCCACAGTATACCAATATGGACTTCCGTGATGATGATGGTAAACGTGTTTACATGGATGATGACGGTAATACACTGTATAAGAAGTCTGTAGAGTACATATTAGCTGAACGTAGAAAGGTAATAGAGAATGCTACTAACTCAGTAGCAGTAGACCGTTATGTAGCTGAACACTGTATAACACCACAAGAAGCATGTTTGGAATTTGGTGGTAATATATTCCCTAAGAAAGAATTACAAGAACAATTAGCTAACATACGTATAAATAAACACCTAAGTAACCACAAATAGGTAGGAGATTTGATATGGGATGCTAATGGTTCTATTAAGTGGGTACTTAAGAAAACAGGTGATATTACACATTACCCATTGAAAAAAGACGATGACCCAACAGGATCTATAGTTATATGGGAACACCCTGTAAAGGATGCTCCTATTGGTTTATATATACTTGGGGTAGACCCATATGATCATGACTAGTCAGGTACTAATTCATTAGGCTCTACGTTCGTTTACAAGCGATTCTAGAGCTTTGAAAACTATTATGATATAATTGTTGCTGAATACACTGGACGCCCTGCAACAGCAGAAGAATACTATGAAAATCTACGTAAATTAGCAGTTTATTATAATGGTAGAATAATGTATGAAAATGAACGTAAAGGTTTATTCCCATACTTTACCGCTAAACATTGTGACTACTTACTTGCTGATCAACCTGATATCATATCTGATATTGTAGGTAATTCTAAAGTATAGAGAAAGAAAGGTTGCCATATGAATAAACAGATCAAGCAATGGGGTGAGGGCTTGATTAAAGACTGGTTAAACGATGAACAAGCACCCGGTAAAAAGAACCTACACAACATACTATCAGAGCCGCTATTAGAAGAACTTATAAGCTATAATGATACAGGAAACTTCGATAGAGTCATGGCGTTGATGCAGGTAATGATTTATAGAGAACAGCTCTATAATCTAAAGGTTAAAGAGAAGAAAAAAGAGAATAGAGATAGGGTACTATTTGATGGACCTATTTTTACTCAAGAGTGGTATCATGACGATGATATCATTAATGATAATATAGAAGCATATATGTTTTAACTATGAAAAATATCAATCAATTTCCTATATAGAAATTGCCGATGTCTAAGAAGACTCAAGACTGGAGAGAATCTTGTGTAGATTACATTATAGGTCACAGTCAAGGAGGTTCTAGAAATGGTAATACCAGAACTCGCAAGGAAGAGATGTAGACTTACTATGATCTTTACAATAGTATTTATAATGAGAAAGATCTTAAGTACGTTACTAACCCATTTAAACAATAGGACGGTTTCCCTGCAATGGCTTAGGATTATAATATAATCAAGCCAAAGATAGACCTACTATTAGGTGAAGAAACCAAAAGACCTTTTAACTTTAAGGTAGTACGTACTAGTGAGATAGCAACTAGTGAGTTACAGGAAAAAGCTAAACAGATGTTGATGGACTATATTCAGGCTACCATCATGAGTAAACTAGGACCTGAAGAATAGGCTAGATACCAAGAAGCTTTGCAATCTGGTGAAATTATGCCACCAGAACAGATACAGAAATACATGAGTAAAGACTATAAGGATATTGCAGAGATTACTGCATATCATAGTCTTATGTACTTAAAGAATAAACTCAACATTAATCATGAGTTTTTTAAAGGTTGGAAAGATGCATTAGTAGGTGGGGAAGAAATATACTACATAGGTATAGTAAATGGAGAACCGTGTCTAGAACGTATCAATCCTATTTACTTTGATTATGACACTGAAACATCAGATTTAGAGTTTATTCATGAAGCACAATGGTGTTGCTATGAAATGAATATGTCAGTAACTGAACTGTATGATAGACTGTATGATAAGATGACAGAGAAGCAGTTGAATGAGTTACTTGATATGATGAGTGATAGTGCTAAAGGAGGCATTAATCCTGAAGTAAGAAAAACATCATTAGATTATCCACATATTAAAACTCATACTATTAATGGTTTTAGTTCTAATCCATTTGATGGTAGTGGAGATAATATCAAAGTATATCATGTATGTTGGAAGTCATTCAAGAAGATAGGGTTTGTTACTATAATTGATCCAGAAACAGGTATGCCTGAAACATATGAAGTAGATGAAACATACAAAGAAACAGGTATGGAAATATCTGTTGAATGGAAATGGATCATTGAAACATGGGAAGGATATAGAGCTGGAGAAGATCTCTATATAGGCATAGAACCTGTTGAATATCAATATGTATCATCTGATAATCCTAATGCACAAAGATTGCCTTATACTGGAGTAATATATAATAATACTAACAGTAGACCAAGATCCTTAGTAAGTATGATGAAACCATTACAGTATATGTATATTGTACTTTGGTATCGTCTAGAACTTGCAATGGCTAGGGATAAAGGTAAAGTAGTAAATATGGATATTACTTAGATACCTAAATCAATGAATATTGATGTATCTAAATGGATGCATTACCTATCTGCGCTAGGTGTTAATTTTATTAATCCTTATGAAGAAGGATGGGATATACCGGGTAGAGAAGGCGGTAAACCATCACAGTTCAATCAAATAACGGCATTAGATCTTACTATGGCTAATACTATTAATTAGTATATTATGCTCATGGATAAGATTGAATCTATGTTATCTGAAATATCTGGAGTAAGTAAACAACGTGAAGGTTCAATATCACCTAATGAGTTAGTAGGTAATGTAGAAACATCAGTACATCAATCAGCAAATATCACAGAGCCTTGGTTTTGGACACATGGTCAAGTGAAGAGAGAGTGTTTGAATATGTTGCTAAACACTGCCAAATGGGCTTGGAAAGATGGTAGTAAGACTCATCTTCAGTACATATTAGATGATGCTACTAGAGCATTCTTAACACTATCTGATAACTTCCCATATGAAGACTTTGATATATTTGTAGATGACTCTACTAAGAATCA